ATGGAACTTAAAAAACTCAAAACCCAATCGCTTCCCGATGCGCTGATGGCGATGAATGTAGGCGAAACCTGTATTGCGCCTGACGAGTGTACACCTACCTATGTCAAGAGAGCGTGTTGCGAACTCAAGGAGAAAGGCTACCTGTTCACAACCTCTACAAAGACTGGTGTGCAAACCATCACACGATTAAAATAACCAATTGACTATGGCACGAAAGTATTTCAAGTCAAAAGCAGAAGCAAAGCAGGCTCTTTGCGACCGCAAGCGCAACAACGTATCGTGTTGCGATGAGATTTTCAAAATGCCGAAAGGCACACGTCACGCAGGGCAATATGCCGTCTGCTCACACATGGAGTACCTAAACACCTATTGACCTATGGCAAGCAATCACGAAATCTTCTATGCGATTTGCTCCCTCTTCAACGAGGGCGAGGCGGTGGTCAGCATCGACAACGCCAAACAGGTAATAACCGCAGCTCGTCACACTCTTCCCGAATTTGTGGTCTGTGCGGGGTTATTCGACCCGGATAGCAAGACAATCGAACTCTATGTGGAGAACTACAAAGACGCAAAATGATGAAGACCACTGAGCAGAAGAGAGCGCAGGCACAGCGCATTGTCAATCTGATTGACACCCGTGGCGACTGGGTCAATCGCCTATATCGCTTTACCCAGTACCTCCTCAAATATCACCCCGATTTGATAATCATCAACAAATAACAATAGAATGAAAAAGTACATCATAACTCTCGCACTCGCGACTGCCCTGCTGACCGGTTGCACCTCCAACAAGGTCGCTCTTGAAAATCTCCGTGGCGAAATCTCATGGAACGCATTCTGCGATGCACGCGGATACGACCGCACCGACAACACCTATACAGCCGTCAACGAGTACCTCGATACTTGGTGCGGCTCAGTGGATGAAGAAGCTGCACTCATTGAGGCAGGAGTTGAACCCTATTAAATCCCACCGCCATGCTACACAAGATAGAAAAGATATACCTCATCGCGCAGCTCACATTTTCATTCCTCGTGATTCTCTTCGGAGTTAGTTACAGCATTCGTTGCCTCGTAGCTAATCAGATATTCTGCGCCCTCTGCTTCGCCGTAATAGGATACGTCAGCGGATACCGCCTGCTGTTCAAGGCTTCAATGGCAGAACTCCGAGAATACAAACAACGTGTTGGCAAATGACATTTCTCCAGTTCTCAGACAAGAGCGTACCCTACGGCGTATTCGTGAAAGATGTAGCCGCCGAGGTTGCTGTATTGCTCCAACAATTCAAGGACGGCCCCGAATACATCAGCCAAAACAAGGCTTTTGCGATTTTCGGCAGGGCAAACGTGGAGCGGTGGCGCAGGCAGGGTAAAGTCACTCCCTGCAAGCGTCCGGGCAAGATGGAATACCTCACGGCAGACCTGCGACTGCTACAAAGAACTCAACAGGACTATTTAGACCCGACCAAATAGTCCACCAATGGGAGATAAAGACCGCTAAAGGTTACGAGGCGGCCCAAGTAGCGGACAGCGCGCACCGCGAAAGACATTAGACACTCAGTGGCAGGTTCGACTCCTGCCTCTCCCACCAACATAGATGACATAAGTTTAACTTTCAACCCCAATGAATTATGTGTAATACCACACAGCAACAGCAGGCCGTAAACTCGGATGCCTCCAAGGAGTTGACCGCACTTGACGTTGAACTCAAGCGCGTGGAAACTCAGATGAGGATTGCCGAGTTGCAATCTACTATGGACTACAACCGGTCCCTCGCAGGTCAGATGCAACGGCAGTTTGAAACATTCCAACGTATGGCCAAGCCTCTCTCGGAGTCCAACTTCGTTCCGGCCGCCTACAAGGGCAATCTCGGTGACTGCGTCATCGCCGTAGAAATCGCGTGCAGGCTTAATATCCTGCCCCTCACCGTCATGCAGAACCTCTGCGTGGTCAAGGGCAAACCGACATGGAGCGCAAAGTTCCTCATCGGATGCGCCAACACCTGCGGACGCTACAGCACGCTTGACTACCGCTTCACCATTGACGGCAAGGTCGGCGAGGTTTCCTACAAGACGTGGGTAAAACGAGAGGGTAAGAATACCGAAGTATTGAAGCCTTTTGAACGTCCCGACCTTGACAACGTGGTGTGCGTGGCCTACGCCATAGAGAAAGCCACAGGCAAAGAACTCGTTTCGCCTCCCGTATCCATCCGTATGGCTGTCGGAGAGGGATGGTACAGCAAGGACGGCTCAAAGTGGCCGACCATGCCGGAACTCATGCTCCGCTATCGTGCTGCCTCCTATTGGGTGTCAACCTTTGCTCCCGAAATGTCCATGGGCTTCCGCACTACCGAGGAGGCGCAGGACATAGTGGACGTGGACTATGAGGAAATCAATGACACCGCCCTGCCTGCTCCCACCAAGCCGAAGCCAAGACCGACAACAGCCGCCATGGAGGATGCCAAGGACAGACTCCGCAATCGCGGAACAAAGACCGCAGGCACCGAGCCTGCCAATCAGCAACCCTCAATTGATATGCCATGACACAAGCTATCAACAAATATTCCCTTCTGAGTGGTGACGAGTTGGAGAATCACTTCTCAAACTTCCTTATCGACTCATGGTCTTACTCCGCTGTTGCGACTTTTTCCCACAACGAAAAGGAGTTTGAACGCCGATACATCTATCGTGAACCCTCACGCCGTTCTGCTACAACAGTAGCCGGTACCGCGTATCACGCAGCCCTGCAGCTCTACTTCGAGACCCTGCGCGATGACGGCATAGAGGCTACCATTGCTGAAATGGAGGAGGCGGCTTTCGCGTCCATAGATGAAATGAAAGCCAACGAATGGAAACTTGGCAAAAAGACTCCCACGGTTGAGAAGTGTGTGGAAGTAGCCACAAAGACCGCCACCGCTCTCATCGCAAACTTCTATAAGGAACGCTCCCTTTATACCTCCGACATAGCCAAGGTTATTGCCGTTGAGGTGCGTACCGACCAATGGCTCGTTGTCAACGGCGTTGACATACCCCTGCCTTGTCATGGTCAGATTGACCTCGTTGTGAAACTCAAAGACGGCAGGATTGCCATCATCGACCACAAATCAAAATCGGCCTACACTGATGATGCCGAACTCGCTTACACCGGTGCCAAACAGGCAATCGTTTATGCTCTCTCTTGGGAGGATGCTAATCCCGGAATCACCGTTGATGAAGTGTGGTACATGGAGAACAAGCACAGCACCAACAAGGACGGCTCTCCGCAGCTGAAGAAGATGGTCATCGTGCTTGACCCTGACACTCGCAGGCTGTATGAGGCAATCCTATATGAACCCCTGCGTCGTGTCATGCAGGCCACGCAAGACCCCGACTACCTCTACACAATCAACGATGCCGACCCGATGGCCGACCGCTCCGAACTCTACGACTTTTGGGCGCGTACCCTCATCGCCGACATTGACGATTTCAACATCCCCGACAGCAAGAAGATACTCATCGCTCGCCGTCAGCGCAAGATGCGCGATGCCTCCACAGCGTCTATCTCTCCCAAAGTAATCACCTCATTCCGCAAAAAGGCGGCAACATTCATTTCATACGAACTCCGTGACGATATGACACCACAAGAAAAAATAGAGCATACGTTCCGCTCATTCGGGATTATGGCCAGAGTGGCACACGTCCTCGGCGCATATTCCTCAACCTCCTACCTGCTTGAAATCGGTGCAGGTGTCAAGATAGCCAACATCGCCTCCCACGCTCTTGACATTGCCAACGCCATTGACGTGCCGTCCGTGCGCGTCCTGCCCACGCTGTCAATGCACGATGGCCACTCCTATCTCTGCGTGGAAGCACCCCACCGATCCGGGGAAACCCTCATGTGGGATGCCAAGTACCTGCAAGGCTCGCGCCTGCCCATCGGCCTTGACAACTTCGGCGAGACAGTTGTGTGGGACATCAACAATCAGTCCACGCCCCACATGCTCATCTGCGGTGCAACAGGCTCGGGCAAGTCGGTCTGCATCAAGAGTACCATTGAATACGCTCGCCTCGCAGGCGTGTCGCGTATCATCGTGCTTGACCCCAAATATGAATTTGTCGGCAACCTGCCCGGCTGTGAGGTTATCTCCGACATTACTGACATTGAGAAGCGCATGAAGGAACTCGTTGACGAAATGCAGAACCGCGCCAAGACAGGCGCGAACAGCAAGACACTCATCGTCTTTGATGAGTTTGCTGACGCTGTTTCCTCGGCTCGCTCCGGCAAGGAACTTGACATCAAGGAAATGGTGACTGTCGGTCAAGACCGCAACGGCCTGCCGAAAAGGGAGCTCAAAACCGTTGGCCGTGAGAAATCTCTTGAAGAAAATTTGAAGATGCTCCTGCAAAAGGGTCGCTCCCTCGGCTATCGTATCGTAGCCGCCACACAGCGCGCCTCCACCAAGGTCATCACGGGCGATGCAAAGGTCAACTTCCCCGTGCAAGTCTGCTTCCGCGTCCCCAAGGCTGTTGACTCCAAGGTCGTGCTTGACGAGCAGGGCGCAGAAACACTCGCAGGCCGTGGCGATGGTCTTATCAAATCCCCGGAATACTTCGGCACCGTGCGTTTCCAAGGCTTCTATAAACCCTAATATCCCATCCGTGTATGCCTGACATTTGCAAGACTGACCTGCAAAAGGTGGTGTCCTACCTTGACGAGGCCGCTAAACTCTATGACGCGCTCCCCATGCAGAAATGCAAATGCCGGGCGCACATGATAAACCAGTTGACAACTAAATTAAAATCAAAACTAAATGACAAAAAATGATTTAGCCAAAGAGGTTGCGGTTTCTGAGAAACTATGCCTCTCAACAGCATTCAAAGCTGTGGACGGAGTAATCCGTGTCATCAAGGAAGCACTCGGCAAGGGCGAGGAAGTAACCCTGCGAGGCTTCGGCACTCTCTCCGTTGTTCAGCGCGAAGAGCGCAATGCGGTTCACTTCAAGACCAAAGAACCGATAGTCGTTCCTGCCCGCCGCACCGTGAAATTCAGAATCAGTAAAGAACTTAAAGAACTACTCAACAATGGCACAGTGGATTGAAGTAAGAGCGCGTTACGACAAGATGATGGAGAACGGCTCGGTCAAGAGAGTAACCGAACCTTATCTCGCTGACGCGCTGTCCTGCACCGAAGCAGAAGCAAGAGTGACTGAAGAACTTCAGCCTTTCATCAGCGGAGACTTCCGCATATCATCGGTTGTCACAACCAAGATTGCCGAAATCTTTTGGGATGAGACTGGCGATAAGTTCTACAAGGTTAAGGTCAACTTCATCACACTTGATGAAAAGACCGCGACCGAAAATAAAACAGCCTCGTATATCCTTGTGCAGGCTTCCAGTTTCAAAGAAGCCTACGACAATTTCATTGACGGAATGCGCGGCACCATGGCCGATTACGAGATTGAGGCAATTACTGAGACCAAACTGGTTGAGGTGTATAAAGCTAAACTATCCACAGATAATGGCTAAATGTGCTAATCCATTTGCTAACGGAGGTCGGAGAAAACCTGCGTATGAGCCGAAGAAGCGCAACAAATATGGAGCGCAACGTGTCGGCGAACACGCCTCTCGCAAGGAGCATAACCGCGCTGTTCAACTCAAGTTATTGCAACGCGCCGGAGTTATCTCTGACCTCCGTGAGCAGGTGCCCTTTGAACTTATCCCGGCCCAGTATAGTGTGGACACCGCGACTTCACGCATTGCAAAACCAAAACTGATCGAGCGCGCCTGCCGATACATTGCCGACTTTGTCTATACCAATAATGAGACTGGGCAGACAATCGTAGAGGACACCAAAGGCGTGAGAACAAAGGAATATATAATCAAGCGGAAACTTATGCTCTTTCTGCACGGTATCCGCATAAAAGAAGTCTGATTATGGACCGTGAGAGTTTTATATTCTATCGCAGCTTCTATGAGGCTATCAAGTGTATGCCCCAAGATGTGCAGGCAGAAATCTATCCTGCCATCTGTGAGTATGCGCTGTTCAGTAAGATGCCTAAAAACCTCTCCGACATGGCTCGTGGTATGTTCACTTTGATTAAACCCAACATTGATGTGAACACCACTCGCTACGAAAATGGCAAGAAAGGTGCGCAATATGGCAAGCGTGGTGGTCGGCCAAAGAAAAAGACTGCCACAGCCAATGGTGTATACACTCTTACCTATGAGCAGGAGGTCGAGCAGATGAGGTCTGATGAGAAATGGCGCAAAACTATCTGCGAGGATTTCAACATCACTGCGGAAGAGTATGAAAAACGCCTCTCTCGTTTCCTCGATCGCTGTAACGATGACAAGGCACGCAAGGGCAAGGAACATCATGATAGTTTCGTAGACTGTCAGAGCCATTTGCGCTACTGGATGACAAAGGCTTATCCCCAACAGCAAACAACAGCAACCCAGTCCATACTCGATAATTCATCAATGCCTTTCCCGGAAGTGGGTGATGATTTCGGAGGTATGGATTATGAAGAACAATGATTATGAGTTATGTAACTGAAAATACCACAGTGCTTCCTCCCGAAGCCGTAGCTAAGGTCATGGAGAAACGCCGACTAGACGCTTTGCGCGATGAGAAACTGAAGATAGACAAGGCTCTCAATCAAGTGCGCCTTGATATAAGCAAAGCAAGCAAGTCATTCCCCGATTTGACCGACCCCGACATTTTCAAATGTCACTGGGATTTCCTCTGCCGTGTCGCTGAGGATATTGTTCTTGCTCCACAACGGCGCAAGTTCGTGGTTGATGATAACAACAATAAGATAATAATCTTCCTGTTGTATTACTTCAACAACTGCACCCTCGCCGAGCAGATATTTCCCGACAAACGCTTTAAACTTGCAAAGCCTCTGCTTATACGTGGTGACAAGGGCGTAGGCAAGACTTTCCTTATGCAGCTCTTCTCCGAATATCTGCGCCGGACCAATAACCCCAATTCATTTTTCAATGTATCGGTTACTGAAATGGTCAATTACTACACCATCAACAACAACCTCAACCGATACACCTACAACGACCGCTCCAGCGTCAAGGAAGATAACACCTTTGATGGGTGCCGCCCGTCTAATGTCTGCCTCAACGATATCGGATTGCAGACACAATCATTCTTCGGGCAGGACGGCAAGAAACTGGTAACCGAGTTCCTCCATGCACGATATGAGATATGGACGCAGTGGAATATCCGTGGACACCTTACGACCAATCTGTCTGTACAGCAGCTTGCCAAAGAATTTGCTGATGTCTATGGGCGTACAGTCGATCGTCTCAAATCCTACAACATCATAGAACTGATTGGTTCAAGCCGAAGATAGTCATGACACATACAGAAGAAGTTATCACAACCCACGCGCAGGAAGCTAACCACAATGCTGAGCGCGCATACTGGTGGATGAAAGGTATTAACCGTGATGAGGCTCAACGCCTCGGTCTGAACGACATGGTGAATACAACTGGCGGTGTCCTCTATGCGCTGCTGCCTACGAAAACTTAAAGAAAGGGAAATTGATATGAAAGCTATTAGAAAAAAAGACGGCAAGGTGATTGAGGTTTCTTCGTTAGAATATACCGACATAGAAACCAATGTAAAGAGCCGATACTGTGCAGCAGACGGTGAAATGTACCCTCTTTCCGACCTTGACTTCTCCGTTGGCGAGGCAAAGGAATCTGAGAGCGACCTACGTATATCAGTGGCAAAGCTGAGGGAGATACTGGAGCAAACCGCTAAAGATTACAAAGCCCCTCAGTATTTCATTGACGAGATTATCAACCAAGTAAAGCAATCAATATGAAAAAACTAACAACAGCAATCCTCGTCCTGCTTGCCATGACGCTGACGGGGTGCAAAAATGACAACAATAGAAATGTAAGATTTGTAGACAGCTACACCATCTATACTGACACCATTCGCGGACACGTCTATATGCACGTCTATGGCGGTGGAATACTTCACGCCCCGGACTGCCCGTGCCGGGAGAAAGGAGGTGGCGATGTCAAAGAATAAGACATGTGTACCCTCAAATATTGTGGCCATGATGAGGGTGCGTGGCTACGCTGGCTCTGGCAATGTAGGTTACTACGAAGCAATGAAATGGATGTCTGAAAAATACGGTGTATGGCTTGTGGCAAATCCTCGTTATTTGACTCCGATAGATTCCTATGAAGATTATTCTGACCATTGCAAGAATAAAATTCTCATGTGGGAGATTGAGGCGAGGGACTTATCAACATGGATGGTCGGAGATTATTATTGCCGTTATTATGCTATTCACCAGTATTACAACCCTACGGAGCAAACATTAGAGGATGCTGATGTGTATGGAGTGGAAGTTTGCGAGGATGGCGGCAAATTTTATAAATCCTACGAGGACGCGATATGCGCAGGTCTGATTCGCACAATGCTTTGGTTAGAGAAAGGAGGCTTCGGTGATTGAGTTCCTTACTCACATAGTGTCGGTGGTTATAACCGCAGTGATCATAATTATCATTGTTCATCTGCTCAACCGACAAGAGAGGAAGAGATATGAAAAGTACCACATTACCTGCGAGTATATGTGCTATCGCTACTCATACAACAAAATGGACGAGTGCATTGCCGAACTCTGCAAACTGGGTGCTGATGGTTGGGAAATAGCAACCTGCGCAGGCGAAGATAGTTTCGCAGCTTACCTCATACTCAAACGTGAAACCCTACATACCTCATAAGCAATGACAACTAAATACGACAAACCGATACTGGACGCTTGCTGTGGCGGTAAGATGTTCTACTTTGACAAGCACGATCCAAGAGTGTTGTTTCAAGATATTCGCAAGATTGAAACAACTCTGTGCGATGGTCGCTCTTTCAAGGTAGAGCCGGATATAATCGGTGACTTCACCAGTATGGCTTTCCCGGACAATTCTTTCCGAATGGTAGTGTTTGACCCTCCACACCTCAAATATTCGGGAAGTAAGAAAGAGTTGGACGGTTGGCAGATGGTTAAATATGGTGCGCTCTTGCCCGGATGGAGGTCAACCTTGGCCAAAGGCTTCTCCGAATGTTTCCGAGTTCTTATGCCCGGCGGCTTCCTTATCTTCAAATGGAACGAAACCGACATCAAAGTATCTGAAATTCTCGAATTAACTCCCGAAAAGCCAATATTCGGGCATATATCCGGCAAACGTGCAAACACCCATTGGATTTGCTTTATGAAAGGACTGTAAACAATGAAACAACTACTATACATCGACCTTTTCTGCGGAGCCGGAGGCACTTCCACCGGCATCAACAGTGCAAGACTTGACGGTGAGCAATGCGCCGAAGTTATCGCTTGTGTCAATCATGATGCAAAGGCGATAGCGTCTCACGCATCAAATCACCCTGACGCACTCCACTTCACAGAAGACATTCGCACCCTTGAGCTGTCGCCGCTCGTCAGTCATCTGCAAAGGTGTAGAGCTGCCAATCCCGAAGCATTAACCGTCCTGTGGGCATCACTTGAATGTACCAATTTCAGCAGGGCTAAGGGAGGTCAGCCGCGTGATGCTGACAGCAGGACTCTTGCAGAGCATCTGTTTCGCTACATTGAGGCTATTGAGCCGGATTACATTCAGATTGAGAATGTGGAGGAATTTATGTCATGGGGAGAAGTGGACGAAAACGGCAAACCAATCTCCATAGATAAGGGCAAGAGTTATCTCCGTTGGGTGCGAAATGTCAAACGCTATGGGTACAACTTTGAGCATCGTATCCTCAACGCTGCCGACTATGGTGCCTACACCTCGCGCAAACGCTTCTTTGGTATCTTTGCCCGAAAGGGTCTGCCAATCGTATTCCCCGAACCTACTCACTGCAAAAATGGCAATAAGAGCCTCTTTGAGGAATTGCAGCCGTGGAAGCCTGTGCGGGAAGTCCTTGATTTTTCCAACGAAGGTAGAAGCATCTTCGACCGAGAAAAACCATTATCGGAAAAGACTCTTGAACGCATCTATGCAGGTCTCATCAAGTTTGTCGCAGGTGGCAAAAACGCTTTCATGATTAAGTATAACTCAGTTAATCAGAAAACAGGCAAGTATGTTCCGCCCTCGCTCGATGCTCCCTGTCCGACCGTTGCCACACAGAATCGCTTGGCACTTGCGCAGGTGTCGTTTCTGTCAAAACAATATGGCGGTCATCCTTACAGTAAGAACGTGTCTGTAGACGGTCCCGCCGGGACTGTAACGGCAATAGACCACCATGTGTTCGTGTCAGTACAGTATGGCAATGGCTATAATATTCCGACCAATAGACCGGCACCTACAATTACAACTAAAGATAAGTTGTCATTGGTAACGACACGTTTCATTGCCAACGAATATTCCGGCGGCGGTCAGCTTTCAAGCATAGATACTGTCAATCCTGCGGTGCTTACCAATCCCAAGCAGAAACTCGTTACGGTGTGCCCGTGGATTATGGATACCAATTTCGGTAATGTAGGTGCATCCGTGGATGTTCCCTCCCGTGTGATTACGGCAAACCACAAACAACACTATCTGATGAACCCTCAGTTTGCCTCTCCCGGTTCATCTGTAGATGATCCATGTTTCACGCTTATAGCACGAATGGATAAGCGACCGCCTTACCTCATCGTGACCGAGTCGGGCAATGTAGCTATTCGGATTTTTGAAACTGACAGTCCCATGATGGTGAGAATAAAGGAGTTTATGGCACTCTACGGCATTATCGACATTAAGATGCGTATGCTAATGATTGATGAACTTAAACTAATCATGGGTTTCCCCGAAGATTACGTCCTTATCGGAACACAGGCAGAGCAAAAGAAGTTCATCGGCAATGCCGTAGAGGTGACAATCGCACGGAAATTGTGTGAGGTTCTTTGCTCTGGTCTCCGTGACTTCGATCTCAACAAGTATAATTCAAAACAGACAGCATAATGAAAAAGCACAATATCACTCCCGATAACATCCGGGACTACATGAATAACTATGAGTCTGATTTCCCTTTGGTCATTGATGATAAGGCGGGATTGGACTACAAAGATGAGAAAACGCGTGCAATTCCTCATAACTCTTGCATCTATCAAAAAAAGAGCAAGACAAGATGCGTCAAGTTGGAGATAACCTCGTTTCGTGGTATAAGTTGGGGAGCAATACACTACTACGGCAAATTGGTTGCTGACGGCATCGATTTTCAGTGTCTCGACAATCCCCGAATAACAACGTCAAACAGGAATGCTAAAAAGATATCTCCATTCTACCAATGGAGATATGAATTTGAACTGCGCAGACCTGTTACGCAGGAGGAGATTAATCATGACCCGGACAGGTGGGAATGTTATCAACTTGGAACATTCACTACAAGTTTCGACACGAAGGAGGAAATCATTGCTCTTGCAAAAGAATGTTTCAAGATGAGGTTTACAGGAGAATGGGAACTTTGGGTTGATGATTGCACTATGGCAAGGACAACAGTTTATCAAGTCGAGTTATGAACGCCCGGCAATTCTTCAATCGAGTAGCGCAACTCCGCAAGTTCCAAAAGGAATATTTTGCCACTCGTAGTAAAGATGCGCTACGCCAGTCAATCGCACTGGAGAAAGAGATAGACACCGAGATTGAGCGCGTGCAGGCTCTTCTTAAAGACAAACCTATTAAACAACCAAACATCTTTACAAATGGATAAACAAAATTTAAAATGTCAATTTAAGCGCAAAGGTGGATGGTGTACTCGCCATTACATAGAAGAATATCATCTGACACGAAAAGGGTTGGAAAAAAGACTTATCACCCAACGATGCAAATTTGTCATCACTTGCAAATTTAAACAGCCATGACTATCGCAAAACAACTCGCCCTCGTTCTTGTCAAGGAAATAATCGCAGACAAGAGGCATAAACACATCGCGCCCGATTACGCGCTCCGCAATGAGATAAACTCTATGGTCGGCCAGGCACTCGACTCACTGGTCGCTGATGGCTCTCTCATTCAGTGCAGTGCCTCGGTTAATCGCTATCCTGCTTATGAGATTCCCCAAACGCCGAGCCAACCTGCTCTATAAGCTGTGCCGTAAAGGGATTGAGGCTGACACCAAACAGCGTGTCATCTTCATTCCCTACGGCGAAGAGCCAAACAAACACATCCAAGTAGTCCGGCTCTGCCGGGAGTTTAGTTTCAATATTCAATTCATTATCACATGAACATAGGTATAGTTGACGTTGATGGGCATAACTTCCCCAACTTCGCACTCATGAAAATATCAGCGTGGCACAAGCTGCAGGGCGATAACGTGGAGATTGCGTTGCCCATGTTCGGCAACTATGACCGCGTATATCAGTCGAAAATATTCACGTTCACTCCCGATTCTGCCGACTTTGACGGCAAGTGCGAGGTTGTCCGTGGTGGTACTGGCTACGACATTCATAGCCGACTGCCCGAATGCATTGAGCAATCTACGGCAATGGATTATTCTTTATATCCTCAACACCCTTTCTCGATCCAATTCTTTTCGCGCGGCTGTATCCGCAGATGTCCGTTCTGCCTCGTTCATGACAAAGAAGGTAAGATACACCCGGTCGAACCGGTCCAACTCAACCCCAACGGAGAATGGATAGAAGTCCTTGATAATAATTTCTTCGCCAATCCCGACTGGAAGAGTGCTATTGACTATCTGATTAAAGTTGGGCAGAAAGTAAATCTGCATGGAGTAGATATAAGGATTATGAACGAGGAGCAGGCATACTGGCTCAACAAACTGCGTCTGCGCCGGAATATTCATATAGCATGGGATTTGCCTGCGCTTGACTTGACCGACAAACTCCGAGAGGTCACGCGCTACATCAAGCCATACAAAATCATGTGCTATGTGTTGGTAGGGTTCAACTCCACTATCGAACAGGATATGTATCGCATTGAAACACTCCGCTCCTTTGGCATAAAGCCCTACGTCATGCCTTACCGAGACTTTGAGAACAAACGCACTCCATCGCAGTATGAGAAAGACCTCGCCCAGTACGTCAACAAGCCACAAATCTTCAAGACGTGCAGCTTCGCCGAGTTTATGCCGCGCAAAGGATTCAAGTGTGAGGCCTATTTACATAATCTACGATAATTTATATACAATATTTCAACCAAATTATATAATGAAACTCCGCGTCTTTGAAGCCTTTGCAGGCTACGGCTCTCAATCCATCGCGCTTGACCTGCTTTCTCAATCATTCCCCGATTTCCAGTTTGAGACTGTCGGAATATCGGAGATTGACAAATATGCTATAAGAGCATATCATACTCTCCACGGTGAGGCTATACCCAATCATGGCGACATAACCAAGATTGATTGGTCGCAGACCGCCGACTTTGACCTGCTCACATATTCGTTCCCTTGCCAAGATATATCTTCGGTGGGTAAACAACGTGGCTTCTCCGAGGGTAGCGGCACACGCTCTTCATGCTTATGGGCCTGCGCCAACGCCATTGAGAAGAAGCACCCCCGATTTCTGCTTATGGAAAATGTCAAGGCTCTCACGCAAAAGAAATTCAGTGCAGACTTCCGCAGGTGGCGAAAATGGCTCATAAAGCAGGGCTACACCAACTACTATGCCGTCCTCAACGCAAAAGACTACGGCGTTCCGCAGAATCGTGAGCGCGTCTTTATGGTGTCCTTTCGTAGGGAACATACACCCTTTACATTCCCAAAGCCGTTTGAACTGGTGCGTCGTCTGAAACACATCCTTGAAGATGTAGTTGATGAAAAGTATTGGCTGAAGCAGGAGCAGATTCAGGCGTTGATAAAGCACAACGAGCGCAAGCAGTCAGAGGGTTGCGGTTTCAAAACAAATTTTCAGACTGGCGAGGGCATTAGTGGAACAATCAAGACACGAGAGGGGTTATGCTCATGCGATACTCTTATAAAAGTTCCCATCTACGGCAACAGCCGTCTCAACGCCATGATTGCCGATGGAAAGGTTGACCCGGAAGAAACGCTGTGGATAGATTGCTACAACCAACGTGTTGACCCCGACATAGCAGGCACGATACTGGCAAGAGTAAATGCGATAGGGCATTATCTTGTATCTGACCCTCGCGGCTGCGCCATGCGCGGCCGCCCCGATGCATCGGGGCGAAATCTTAACTGCAACGAGGGCGGTCAGCGCGAAGTGAAGATACTCCAGCGCGGTCACGGATACGCCAAAGGCGGTTTCTTTGATATTGCCCCGGCTATGACTACATCAAAGTGGCAGGACAATAACTTTGCCGTCATCGAATACTGGATACGCAAACTTACTCCGCGCGAATGTTTCCGGCTTATGGACGTACCCGAACACCATATAAACCGATTGCTCAACGCAGGCATATCCAATTCACAACTCTATAAACTTGCAGGAAACTCTATCGTTGTCGCCTGCCTCTATCATATCTTCCGCAAAATGTTCTGCGAGACGGCACGAGAATATGGTGCGCCGACCGCGCATAGCCAAGAAATCCCGGACGTTCAGCAACTCTCGCTTTTCTAAACTTAAAACAATATCACAACCAAATCCCAGTATCTTTGCCCCATGATTAAACTATTGGAACATACGCACCGACCCGATATCTCATTCAGCCGTAAAAGAGGAACTATCCGCATTACGGCAAAAGTGGCGCGTATCCTCTCCCTGTGTCCGGGTGATTCAATCAACATAGCCGTGAGCAACGGCGAGTATCTTTTGCATGCTGTCCACCGTGTCAACTACATCGGTCGTCATGAGGCACAATGCTATCCCACCAAAAGAGGGAGCAACAACTACTGCGCATACTCCGTGCGCCTATGTCGGGCCCTGCTTGATTCAGTCGGAGTGAAGGCTGAACAGGTCGCCTACATGGTTGGAGAGGCTTTCGTTCGTGGTGATACAACATATCTCCCAATCATAACTGCGCTTCCGCTATGAACAAAGAAATAAAGTACAATGGCTACTCCGCACAGCCGTCTGACTACGAATGTCCGGATGGCGAACTGGCAGTAGCCATAAATCTTGTGCCCGAAGATGGAGCGTTGAAACCGGTCCTGCCTCCGAAAATTGAAGGACAGACATCTGCAACTATCGGTAATTGCGTATATATCCATAAAAATTCGGGATATACACATTATATCGTCCAAAATTCAAACTCTTTTAGTTGGTATGATAAAGAGACCCCGGACACACTGACAACCATCGGAACAATATCAAAGTATATAAAGGTTACATCAGTCGGCAACACACTGATATTCCTTACTGATGATGGTATGCAATACTATCTTTGGAAAGGTGGCGCAACTGGCTATCTCTATTTGGGCGGTAAGATACCCGAATGTCCTATCTCGTTTGGATTGCAGGGCGAGATGGTGAGGACTGATGAATTTTCCATTTCCTTTGACTCCATCAATGAGGGTAGCATTTGGAACGAGTTTTCAGATAACAACAAGACTCGGATAACAGACCAAGTGCTTGCACATATCAATAAGTTTATTGCTGATGAGTCCACCAATAAGGGCAAGTTCATCTTTCCTTTCTTCGTCCGCTACGCCTACCGTCTCTACGATGGTTCGCTCACAATGCACTCTTCGCCGGTTCTCATGATAGCATCATCTGACCTTGCTCCGCAGGTGTTTTGGTCTCACATCACTGGCAAAGGTAAATACACCGATGCGCAGCTTCGTGTCTGCGCAATGGTGCATACCCTTGATTATGCCGTGATTCTTCAGTCGAGGCTTGATATGCTCAATAACTGGAAAGATATTGTGCGCTCGGTAGATGTCTTTATTTCTAAACCGATTTACACTTACGACCAGAACGGTAAGTGTACCAAGTTCGCCAACTCCGAGGGGTATAATTCCTATTGTGTGTGCAAGCATACCAATCAGGCGGCCTCTACAGCAACATATCCTCTGCGTTATCAGCGCAACACGTTCAACAAACTTTACGCCTTCACGTTCAACCCCACCAATCTTTCATATCCGATGGGGCGTTTGATGATACCGCGCCGAAGCGTTGATGCTGTCAAAGAAGATATTCGCTCAACATCTCAGTTCTATCTGCTTGAGAGTATTAAGGTAGAGCAACTTTCCACTACGCGTACAAAACTGACCGTTGAAGAAGATTATCTACAATCATTGGTGACACGAGAAGTTATGACTGATGATTACGACAGCCATGATACTCTCATACCACGATACTGCTTTACATACAATTCGCGCCTCAATCTGAGTAATATATCTAAACGTCTCTACGCAGAATACAATTCGGGAGCCTTGATGTGCCATACCGACGGATATGTAGGCAACTGGGCAGATGTGCCACCGACTTGTTTAGATAACAAAGCCAGTGTCGAAGTCTATTTCTTTATAAAGCAAGACGGAAAGGATATCATTGTACAGGGAGAGAGTTGTCAAATGGCGAGTCTTGACGCTCCATTCATTTTCTTATACTATCCAAATGTCAATGCATACAAGGCGGTCATTGTCTCTTGGTTTGGTTTTCCCTCCTGCTATGAGGTTCAACTGGAGCAGCATGGTTTCCTCAATGGTGCTTTCTACTTTGCAGGTTGGGATAATCCCGGAATGAGCGGCAGTATGCCATCGGCAAGTTCAAACGCAGACCGCACGATTGATATTCCAAATAAGATTTACACCTCCGAGGTCAACAATCCTTTTGTGTTCCCGGTTCTCGGAATAAACACGGTTGGAACCGGGGAAATAAAAGGCATTTGTTCGGCTGCAAAGGCTCTTTCCGAGGGTCAGTTTGGTCAGTTCCCGCTTTATGCTTTCACATCTGAGGGCGTATGGGCGTTGGAAGTGTCGGCTACTGGCACATATTCGGCGCGACAACCTATCACACGTGATGTCTGTATAAATGCTGATGGCATTACCCAACTGGATAGTGCAGTGCTGTTCCCCACGGATCGAGGAATCATGCTCATATCGGGTTCTCAGACACAATGTATTTCCGAAGCAATTAATTCGGAATATCCTTTTAATGCTCTTGACTTGCCCGGATTCAGTAAACTGCACGATATGTTAGGGCATTCTCCGGTTAATGACAAATGCCTGCCTACGCTTCCGTTTACAGAGTTCCTGAAACAATGTCGTATGATTTACGACTATGTCCACCAGCGTGTCATAGTCTATGCGCCGGACATTACCTACGCCTATGTATTCTCGCTGAAATCAAAACTGTGGGGCATGACATTTTCTAATATTGCCTCTCATCTCAACTCCTATCCCGAAGCACTGGCTGTTGATAACAATAACAACATAGTTAATTTCTCCGAGACCGATGCCAAGCAAGTCAAGAGTATGTTTGTTACACGGCCTATAAAACTTGACACAATCAATATCCACAAGACTATTGACAACATCATTCAGCGAGGATTCTTCCGTAATGGGAATGTGGCAACTGCACTATATGGCTCACGCGATTTAGTTAATTGGCATTTGGTATGGTCAAGCAAAGACCATTTCTTACGAGGTTTCCGAGGAACACCTTACAAATATTTCCGAATAGCAGGAGTGGCTACACTTGGTGCCGATGAAAGTATCTTTGGCGCGTCAGTCCAGTTCACGCCACGCCTCACAAATCAACCGAGATAACTCATGTACTATTTCTATTGTAAAAAATGAAAGACCGCCATGCGTGATGCATAGCGGTCTTTCGCTTTAAATATGGCAACCTTAAAATGGGCGGAGTCGTCGGCGTGTCCTTGCTATCCTTGCGTGCAGGTTTACCCGAATCTCGCTTTCTGCGTCCTCTGCTTTTGCCTCCCACACCTGCGCCTTTGCCGGATTGGTTATGCTCAGCCAGTCCGACACAGCCTTGCAGACAAGATATTCGTGTATGAGATTCTCAAGCAGGTAGAGCGTGGTCTGCGAGAAATCTGTAGGAACGCTCAACACTATTCCATATACTTTCGGCTCTCGCAGGATGTCGTTCAGTTCCGTGCGGTGCAGCTCGTTCTTGGTGTATGGATACAAGAGTTCCCTGCATTTCGCAACAGTCAGATTCAACACTCTGGTCACACGGTCCACATTACCCTCTTCGCCAACATCCTGCACCATGTGGCGGTTGTGGTTGCTTCCCGTGTCCATCACGCTACCCTCTATGTAGGCATAGTTCTTTATGTCATACAGCAGTTGGTCGCGCTTGAATCCCAACACGGCATTCAGCGAGCCGTCCTTTTCCTCCAAAAAGCAACTCATGGGCTGTTGGGTTAGTCTGTTGGACGTGTCGGACGGCTACGCTTGCTCACTGTCTGACGGATTAATTCCATATTCTTGTTGGCGAGGGTGTAATATTGGTCCGCGTCAGCCTTGTTGGTCACCATATACCAATCGGCGATGGCCGAGTTGGCGAGATAGGCATGGACAGCCTCACCTACGCCTGTCGTAGCCGCTTCGTTGAAGTTGCTCGGCATAGTGAGGTTGAGGATAAGGTCATGGCTTCCGTCATAGTGACTGTTATCCGTGGTTGTGCCGTTCTCGTTGAGATACTCTCCGAGTTCAGTCTGCACCTCGGCAAAGGCTCGCTTGACGGAACGCAGGATTTTCTCGCGGTTCTCCTCGTCCTCGGAGGCGAACATACTTGCTACCTCTTTGTGATTCTCCTTATTCTGAATGGTACGTCCGCGCAGGAACGTCTCATTCATGATGTCATAGAGCAGCCACGATATTTTGATTGTGGCTGTCACTGGTTTCTTTGCTCCTAATGTAGGGTCTGGCATAGTTTGATATTATTTAGATTATTGTTAGTCTGTTGGACGTGTCGGCTTCCGGCGACTGTACAACAGTCGCTCGGCGGTCTCCATCATGTCGGCCGCCTGCGTGAAGTAGTCTTTAGCTTCTCCCTTATTGGCAAACTTGAACCATTGTCCGATGATTGAAGCAATGAAGAAGCTGCGCAGGGTTGATTGTACGCTTGCCGTCAGAACCTTGTCAAACGACTTGCTTACTTCGATGACGGCTTCATAGCCTATCTTCCCGATTACCGGAATGACTATGCCTGCTTTTGTGGCTAGCTCACTGGTTGTTCCCTGCACCGGGGAGATTGGATTGAGCGTGGCGGTTATCCGTTTTGTCTTGCCCGATACCAGCATCTCTTTGAGGTTTTCATTGGTGGCAAGCACCGATTCTTCCCAAAATCTGCTGAGTTCGGCAAGATCATCATCTGCCGCAAGTATGCGGTCGCGCGCGCCATCATCGCCGTCTATCAGTTTTGCCCCTGTGTAGTCTGTGGCTTTGGCTACCTCTTCATACACATCGTCTTGAAATATTTGTATTGTAATCGTTTCCATTATAATTCAATGATTGAAAAGGTCAGACTGACCCCTATAAATGGTTCAAAGCCGTGTGGAGTATAGCCGAAACCGACAGTCGGTCCTATATGCCATCTCTTGGGTGGCTTCTTGATTGTCACTATCTCGCGTCGGGGATAGACAAATACGCTGTCAAGGCTTGGATATATACCGCTGACGTATGCCTTGTAGTCCTCTCCCTCATAGACATTTTGCGTGACTGGTAGCTGTAATGTCAGGCTGTCTGCTGTGTCTGCATTAATGTCTGCGCTTGCCAGTTCTGCGGTGTCCGCTCTTATGTCGGGCAGGCTGTCAACGCCTCGGTTGATATAGGTTGTGGGGATTTTCACCTGCTTATAGCCAATCTGCTGTGAGTGGACCGGCGCAGGCTCAATGTAAGGAATGGTGTCATAGATTGTGACGGTGTCCGTCACACATTCCCCTCGGCCTGGGAGGTTGGCCGAGGGCGACTGGCATTTGTGGATATATGAACCTGCTACAAGGCTTGCTATTATTACAAGGAGTATCTTCAGAAAGTTTTTCATACATTCTTTACCTTTTTGATGTAATTGATGATTCCGTTGGCGTGTAGTTCCACTATAGCTTTAGTGCCCTCTTCCGAAAGCAGGAAATCGCAGTCTGCCTTATTGTCTTGGAAGAGCGACTCTGTCAGCACCGCAGGACATTTAGTGTGAACGAGGATATAGAAGCGTGCCTCATAGTCGGGGTCGCCGTCACTCCAGTCCGCTCTCATAGGTTTCTGCTTGCTGTCGTATGCACCCTGCGCCTGCAAAATGGCGAAACGCTCTTTGTAGTCTTTGAGGCGTTCATCTGCTGCGTTCCATATCTCGGTGGCGAGGTCGTCTGCTTTTGTCTTGCCCGGAGAGGTATAGACGCACCATCCTCCTGCACTCTTCCATTGTCCGTCCGCTCCTGCAGCGTTGCAGTGGATCGAGACAAGCAGAACATTCTCTTTGCCGTACTTGTCGCAGTATGCGTTTGCTCTGCGGCATCGTTCGGGCAGGCTAATGTCTTTATCTTCCTCAACGAGCAGTCGAGCATCGACCATTCGCAGATTCAACAGCGTTTCCAGTCTCCTTGCTATCTCCCGGCTTTTGAGATACTCTTTCAGTTTTTGGTCGGGGCTACATTTGCCGGGGGTGTCGCTCCCGTGTCCGTTGTCAATAAGAACTATCATGTTTCAGTTAGTGATGATTTGATGTGTCTGATATTGTTGTAAACTGCTCCAGTATCTTCTGAGCGTCCTTTTCATGCGCACATTCTACGATACGCTTGATGATGTCAGGCAATTCGGCCATGTGGCTCTTACGCCGGGTGGCGTGTTCAAACATACTCTTTGCCTCTACTACAATCAGTCCGACACCAAACAGCACAACTACAAACGGCATGAAGTAGAAACTGAAGAACGCACCGATACAGTCCACAAGAAAGCCTATTAAGATGAATCGCCAATATTCGCACATTTTGGCGATAGTCACTCTCAATTTGTGGGAGTGTACCCGCTGATTGGTTTTCTTTGCCGTGTGTACTCCATCCCAAAGGTCAAGCATAATGGCAACAATTACCAGTATGCACACGGCGAGGAATATGCCGAGGAACAGATAGAATTTGTCAAGTGATAAGATTGATTCCATGATGTGTAATTTTTGGTTTTGCGCAAAGTTACCCATATACAATCCCTGCCACTCTTTAACTTTTGTGATATGATACAAGTACGGCGCAGGAAGCAATCCTGCACCGTCCACTCATTAACAAGATGAAAGTATCAAAATAAGCGATGTGTATAGGTTGTATAGCAGTCCGACCTCAAGCCAAAACACAAAGCGTCTGCGGTCAAACAGAAGTCCTGCCAGTATTGCTGTGATTGCTATGTATGGCACTCCGCTTGTCAGTATGAGCCATGCAAATGCCGACACACCCAGTATTATGGCGGCTCCGCTGTGTACGATGTTTGTCAGTTCCTCGCGGAATGCAGGAGCGGCCGACACAAACAATATGGAAGCGACAATAAAAAAAGCAACAAACTGATAGCTGTCGGGGGTTATGTTCATGAGAGGTACAAGAGCCAATGCCCCTGCTGTGGCTGTGCTGGTCGGGAAGAGCCATTTCGCCTCAGTATGGTAGTAGGTCTCGCTGATCGAACTTGGCAAGCCGACATTAAGAATGTACGCCGTGAGGTACAACGTCATTATGGCGCACGATAACGTCACGCATATAAAGTCTGCAATCATCATAGCGCGTCAGTAAATTTATTCCAGTCTATTTCCGCTTTGGCTTGCCACGCCTGCGCATAGCATTCCTGCGAGAACAGCAGAAGAGCGTCCGTGAAACTCTCAAATTCTTCTACGTCCGTGAACTCATAGAAAGCAGGACTACCATCCGGGTAATCGCCCAGTTTGAATTGCAGAGGAAACATCGCAGTTCCAAGCCTCGGTATCTTTACCGATAGCCCGGTTATGTTGCGCTCTGCTTCCTCATCGTAGCGGACCGGTACTCCCTGCCATGAGAACCCGTTGCGCTTGCGCTCGTCAGCGTCAGCAGACAACTGCGCGTTGATGACTGCCTTTATCTCGCCAAGTGTGGGGCGGTGCTTGAACGTATGGCGATATTCGTATGTGCCTTCGTCCGTTGTCTCATATAGACCGAAGAAAAGCACCCATGTATCGCGTCCTATACGTTGCAGTCCGTCCTGCCGTACGGTTGTGCCATAAATCTTTTCCATATTAATATCAGATTTTTGGCACAAAGATAAGGGCCTGCTCCGCGCAGACCCTTTTAAGTTTAGTGACGTATCACCGAAAAGGCATCAGGTAAACGAGAACTTTTGCTTGTTGCCGTCAAAGATTTCGCTAACGATGGTGGTCTCAAAGGGAAAGCCGTCCTCGATGTCCGAGATTTGGTCAAGGATATTCTTCATCTCTTCGCTCGCGGTGAAGAACTTGCCCCACTCGCCGGTAGCCTTGTCTTTGAAAGAAACAAGGTAGCGATCATCGCCCTGTGATGTGTTCATGCCTACCTCATAATCGTGTATCTCTAACGCTTTGTTTTGGATTGCGCCCAAGCGCATCACTTTTCCGGGAAAGCGTTTCTTCCCGTCTGCAGGAGTGTAGGTCACTCCCAGTTCAGAAAACTTTTTCATACGTTTACCTGTGATTAAGTGAAAAATATACTTACAATCTGCATGGCAAGCCATGCCTTTGAATGAGCCGATGATTTCCTGTCTGCGTTTTCGAGACTTTATCTTTGCCAGTTTACGGGCCGCGTTCTGCTTTGTGCGTCTGCGTATCCGGGCATAGTCTCCGAAATTCACATAGCCGAGTGCGTCCATGCCTGCCGATATGGGCGCAATCCTTTCACTGGACTTTATTGTCAGTCCAAGTTTGGCACTCTCTTCATGTAAGCACTCCCTTAATCTCCATAACTCCTTTTTACTTTCTGCCAGTATAAACGTATCGTCACAAAATCTGAAATAGTAAGCTGCACCGTGTTTCTCTATCATGGCGTGGTCGAGGTCGTTGAGATACAAGTTGCCGAAAAACTGCGATGAGCGTAGCCCTTTGCTGATTCCGATATCGCCGTCGGGGTGCAGGGCTTTCACAAAATTATGCAGTATTGGTAACAGCACTGGGTCTGATATGTACCGTTCTATGACGGCAATCATCCTATCATGGATTATGTTGTCATAGTAACCTTGATAGTCTGTCTGATAGTAGTATTTTAGATTGGGGTTAGCCTTTATCGCATCTTGTATCTCATGGAACAGACCATGCGGCCCGCGCCCTTTGATAGAGGCGGCTGTGCTTTTTATCAATACTGGAGCAAGACGTCTCTCAATAACCTCCATTATGCTATTGCTTCCCATACGTTCTACGACGATCGGAGCTTGGACTATCCTCATTTTCGGACCGTCTTTGGTTGCAAACGATGTCAGTTTGCTTATGCGAAAATCTCCGCTCTCAATTGACTGTTTGAGATACGCCACGATGGCTTCCTTTTGCCGTATATACCGTGCTTGCCTGCGTGTGTACTCGTTGCCGTCTATCACAACACAATCTTTCTTCTCGGCATCGGTGGCCGATTGGCGCAGGTTTTTTATCACGCGGTTGAACGAAGATATGATATTGTTTTCGGCTATTATCTCCGGGATAAGGTTGCATAAAGGATAGTTGACCGAGGGGCAATCCTCGGTCAACTCCATGAATGTTGCTATGTCAGTGACCGCCTTCCGGTCCTGTGGAGAGAGGCATTGCCCCTCTCCACGTTTGGTTATAATGTTCTTCCGGCTTTCCATATTGTTATGCTGTTGCCGAGGCGCAAACCCCTCGGAGAAATGCCTTGCCTGTCTCGCAGGCGTGCAGGGTCGTCCGATTGTTCTAACCATTCAGAATTTGAGCCGACCACCGTAGTTCGTGTTCGAGTTCGATGAAGCGTTGTTCGCGTTCGCATAAGCGAGGCCGCTGTTCGCATTCGCATTGTTGCCCGACCGCAAAACCACACGGCGCGCGAGGTTATCTGCCTTTCAAGGTGCAAAATTACGAAAAATTCTCCGAACTCGACTCGCTTACGCGAGAAAAGGGAGAGGGAGAACCGACCATCGGGAGGTTCTCCCTCTGCGCTTTTCGTGATTCGTGTCCGCTTACGCTATCCGACTATGACGAATTTTCCGCGGAAGGCGAGCCGACCACCGTAGCTCGTGTACGAGTACGATGAAGCGCTGACCGCGCCCGCATAAGCGAGGCCGCTGTACGCACTCGCATAGTAGCCCGACCGCAAAACCACACGGCCGCGCGAGCCGGGTAGCCAGTGCCCTGCCGCATAGTGGGTCGTATATTTGCTTGTGTCGGTCTGATGAACCTTACTTGCAAGAATGTCACATTTCGCGCCATGAACAACACGCACAACGCAATGACCGCTGCCAGTTACGGTCTGCACAACTCGTTCCGTTTTTGTCACGGGGTCATAGATGTGCGCCTTATAGTCAATCGGGTCGTTGTTATTATTGTCAAGACAGCGGTTCTTATAGAACTCAGCATAGCTTGTCACGTTGCAGGCGATGTAATCCATCCATTCAGAATCACAGCCGACATAGTGTTTAAGACCAAGTATGGAGTTCATGGCATTACCTACATACACAGTATCCGCCATGCCTATGCTGTCTCGAATATTTAGGGTTGCGTCATGTGCGCCGTTACCCACAACTGCTTGCTCATTTGTCGTTCCGGCCAAAGCCCACCAAAGATTGCTGATTTCCTTGTGCTGCTCATAGTCCTGCAACTGGTAGCCGGGGCCACGTCTGCGAGTGCTGTTTTGGAAATCCTTTGCTGTGTAGTTGATTGTTCCGACTGGCGTTTCGGTCGGATTGCCATCCGAATCATACGCCCACTCTGATGACGTTGAAGATGTGCCGTTGCCTTTCTTGGAACGAACTGCACCCGAAAGACTGCGAGGCATCTTCAGTCCGTCAATTGTTATCGGATATGTACCGACAAGGCTGTCGTTTTCGCCTACGGTGTGTTCCGTCCATTCGGGTTCGATCGCTTCAATATGTGCGCTGTCAACTGCCAGGCACATTATGTCACCGATATCGCGGTATGAAGTAAAGTACATCCACTTCGCTCCGCTCGGCACATCGCAGAAGATATAGTTGCCGATGAAGAAATCAAAGTAGGTATGGCTTACCTGCATGATGAATGAACCTACAATCCGTCCGTCTGCGTCAGTGAACACAGCACCGAGGCGTGCGTGGTTCAGTCCGGGCCAGCGTACCTGCTTCATTCCCTCAACGTCCATGCGATAAGCATTGGTGTTGGAAGCAGTGGCGATAATGCTGTCATCTATCATTTCACCTGCTTGTGCTTCATCTGCATATACGCCTGTGTTCTCTGCATAGAGCAGTTCCGATAACATTGCTTTCAAGCTCTTGTTTACGGTTGATAGCGGTTCACCATCAGTGGTAGAATACAAGATGTATTTCTTTTGGTTCTTGTAGTCGTTCACACCCTTATACCAGTGGTGTGGGAGATGGTGGAAGATGTCAAAACCCTCTCCGGCTTGGTCGGCGTTGTCGAAACTCTCACCCGAATTGAGATATCCGAAATCCGTGTCGCTCAACTGAACGCCTTCCATTTGGTTGAGTTTGGGGTTGAATGTACACTTATAGGCGTGCGTACCCTGCTTGATTTTTAGGGTGTGACCGCTTGGAACAAACGCTTTGTTATACTCCGCTCCAGTTTCGTTTTCGGGGTTGCTGTATCTCTCGCAGAAATCTCCGCTGATGATGTCATCAATCTTCAGCATGGAGAACTGGGAGTTGATGAGTGTGAGTTCGGGGAAATAGCGGTCAAGGGTAGTAAGACCTGCATTGCCGTCCACATCATCATCTTCTATCAGTTCCGACAGTATCCAGCGGCCTGTGATACCCGAACACTGACCGCTCTCTTCGTATGCCTTGCCGGTTGCGTCAAGACCTATGGCACCGGTCCTGCGCAACTGACGCAGTACCGACACACTTGCCGTCATGTTGATGTCGGGAATACGCACCTCGCGGATTGCTCCTGCCTGCGCTATGTTCATTACAAGACCCTCTACGTCCACGAAGTCGCACCCCTCTACCCATAGGCGGTTGATGCCATTGACGCTTTCAAGAGTCAGACCGCCGGGATATGTGAGCCTCGGCAGGTTCACAAGTTCCAGTTTCGTGACGCTTGCAGGAAGTGTCAGCGTTTCAATAGGCGCGGTCTGCGCGAGGTCGCAGTTTGTCAGAGGCGTGTTGTTGGCTATGATTGCCTCGATACGCGGACAGCCTTTTGCGTCCACGCTCGTTGCCGTTGTGTTGCTCACGTCAAGACGGCGCAGGAACGGCATATCTCCGAGCGTTACGTTGCCAAGGGAATTGAAACCGTTGAGCGCAGTGTTCTCGGTATGCTTCTCTCCACCCAGTATGATTTCTTCGGCAAGCTGCATCTTGCTCAAATCATCAAAGTGGAATGCAAGCGACATTTCAGATAGGTCAATCAAGCTCATGCGCCCGGTCTGATAAATGTAGAGCAACGCGCCTGCGTCATGGGCAAATAGTGTGAATGCATGGCTTTGCCCGGCTTCCAAAAATACCGATTCCGACAATTGACCGCTCGCGTCATTACCGATTCCGAAATAGCCGGTAGCGGCGGCGGTAATGTATATTTTGGAATCTGCTTTGATGGCAGACACACGTCCGCTCAATGGATTGGTAAAGAAATCGCCGGTCTGATAGTAACCGTCACGGATTGCCCAGCGTTGTTTAATAAAGCGAGGCAGTGAGGTTAATCCCAGACCATGCAGTGCATAGAAGTACGGTAGGTTGGCAATTGCCGTATTGTCAATATACTTACGCTCTCCGTCATAGGAAGAGATGACTTTCGGCCAGAACATCAGTCGCTTCTCCACAAAGAAATATAACGCGCCGTCAGGCGAGAACGGAACGATTGTCTTGCCGTCAATCTGAGCAGTCTGATTTCGCATTCGGTTTACGACACTCTTCAGTGATATGGTGGTCGCACCGAGGTCATTGCTGTTCCAGCACTCCTGCTGACGGTCCATATTGTTGAAGAGAACAGAACCGTAGCCCATATAGGGATTGGTATAACCGATAGCTTCATCAGTCATCTTGTTGGGGTCAACCTCTGCGTCTATGTCTCGGCCGCCGTCATTGTCTGCGCCGTTGCAGGTGTCACAGTCATATACCTTGTTGAGATACATTCGGGTCGGTTCCATATTTCGATAGCCGGAGTAAACTCCATTCTCTACCGAACAGCCGTCCTCCAAGAAGAACATAGGCTGCATATTCTTGGCTCGTTGGTCAACAGCCGCGAGATAGTCAGTAAAGGCGGTGTATGCCATTGCGCTCTCAAGCGACATATAGCGGTAGGCGTTCTCTCTCCATATCTTCTCCCACTCGGTGACTTTGGAATAGTCGCAGGAGTTGAAGAAACGAAGCATATTGAAGAGGTCGTAGGGTACTTTCTTGCCGAGTGCCAAATCCTCTTGGAGTTGGTCATCGTCAATCATGCACTCAAAGTAGTAAGTCCATGCAGGATATTCCGTAGCCGCAAGTCCGAGTTTGCGAACCCATGATGAAATCTGTGTTGACGGTTTCATCATGTCTTCAATAGTCGCTACACCCTGCCACCAGTCCATACCTGCATATTGCAGTAGTTCATAACCACTCACCGGGTTAAGCACATCGCCGGTCACAACCCACTTGCCGTCAACCTGCTTCATTGAGCCAGTCGAACGTGTCCATGCGCCGTTCTTGTAGCGGTAGATAGCATAGTCGCGTCCGCAATACTGTGATATGAGATACACATTCTTTTGGGCGGCCTCTGTATTTGTTTCGGGGTCTGCCTTGAAACGAGCTTCGGTTTGCGCGAGGGTTTCATCGGGTGTGCCGAAGTATTCCACAAAGTCTCCGTAGTTGAGACAGCCTTTGTTATAGCCGGGTGTATCCTTGAAGCCGAGGGCGGTCTGCTCTCCCTTGTCCTCTTTCCAGTTGCCCTTGGCATGAAACCATGCGTCCTGCAAGGTGTCGGTCGTGGCGCGGAAGCAAGCTATCGGGTGATTTTTTGTTGAGTGGTCAAGTTGTATACCGGTCAGAACATCACCATCGCCGAGGTCTTGTGTGCCATCAAATGCACGCTGCGTCGGTGTTTGATACAACGGACCGAGAGCGCGAAATGTCGCGTTCATCATGTCGCACACTCCGCAGTCGTTGGCGTTGGAGCTATCAGAGAAGTCAACTTTTACTGTTATGATGTCTACTGCAAATCCGTCAGGGTCTACAAGCACCTTATTGTGTTTGGCCGCTGCGATTGCTTTGCGGCCGAGTTCTGTGCTGTCGTCAGGGTTAAGCAAGGTAACAGTTGCTTTCAGGCCGGTCGCTTTGTTTTTCTTATTGAAATTAAAGCGGTCATTTTTGATAGGACGCTGTGCCGAGGTTGTACCCTGACGCCGCCAAAGCACATTTACAGCTTTGAAGTTGAGTTCAGGGTGCTGGGGGTTGTAGTAGTAGAGCGTACATGTGAATTGGTCTGATGTAGAAGTGCCGCCGTTCAGAGCATAATCGAAGTTGTCAAATGTTGTTTGGTCTGCAACTATGACATAGTAAGGGATTCCCTTTGCGGCCATCAGCGACATAGACGGCTTGCCGGTTGTATCGAGAACGTTTTCTTTGTCATACTCGGCAATCATGGCGGTAACATCGCTCAGTTTACAGAGGTAGTTACGGAAAGCCTGCAACCACTCCATATAGCTTGAATACGCCATTATGTAGTTGAGGTTGAAATCACCATTGGCAGAGTTGAAAGTGATGGTCTTGTTTTGGCGGAGTGCGCTTGTGCCGGGCTGATAGCCGATAGCGGCACATTCGTCACCATTGACATACAGTTTGACGAAAGAATAGTTGACACCTTTATAGGTGACATACTTTGAGCCGGGTTCAACCACCACTGCAACGGTGACCTTTTCGCCGCACTTGAATGTGGTGCGCTGCTGTTTGGGTGTGCCGTTAAGAACTGACAGAACGATTTCATTGCCACGGATGTAGAAGCCTACACCAGCCGCAGGGTCGTAACATTCGCAGAGCATCGCATGTTTGTCTTTGATGCTCTTTGTTGAGAAAGCGAGCTGAATTGCCACACCGCTCGTTTCAAGGGCCGATGATGAGAACGGTGCATAAGGTATCTCCGCTTTTACATTCTCGGCGATACGCAGAACATTCTCTCCCAGTACCGACACAAAGCCGTTGGAGTTCCAGTTGCTGCCGCTTACGTTCATGGAGTAGCCGTTGTCCTCAATGGGGTGGTCGGTCTCGCTGTTGTTTCGGGTGGAGAAGTCAAAGGCGAACAATGCACCCTCTTTGACCTCAGCGTCTATTGCTGACCCCTCAACGGTCAGTGTGACGGTCAAGGACTTTGATGTTCCGCTCTGTGCGTACACGTCAAAACTCTTGCTTCCGTCCGAGGCATAACCTTGAATCTGCTTCGTTACATTGAGCGTCTGACTGGTTTCGCAGTTGGCGGTAGTGGCTATATGTCCGTCAATCATTACCTCAATGGCTGTGCGTGTTTTGCCCGGAGTGTAAGCTGCGACATCAAGCGCGATGGAATCATACAAGCGCACTTTACCCTCGTTGCGGTCATCGTATCGCATGACTACAATCGGCGTGCTGTTGTTTGCGTCAACGCACATCACGGCTGTGTAGATTGTATTGCCTGTCACACCCGAAGCAATGTCTTTGCCTTGAATGCGCAGGGGGTATGCGCCGTGCGTCAGTTGTTCGGAATTGCCGAACACGTTGTTGGGGTTGATGCTTATGTTGTGACTGTACTGGTCGGTAACGGTCGCTGTGCCGAGGGTACGCCATTCCCCGTTGTAGAACATTTCAGTGGTTACGAGAATGCCCTGTTTGGTGCTGACGTTGTTTTCAAACTTATACATCGGCAGGCTCTTCTCGCGTCCTCCTGCTTCAAGAGCGGTGGCGGCTGAGTAGTTAAGTGCCTGCACACAGGTACACGTCACGTCAACGGCGGTAACGCTGATTACACGAGTGCGCTCGTTGCCGTCCGCGTCAGTGGCTTTGATTTTGTAGTCCTTGCTCGATGCCCCGGTTATGAACTCGGTAAAGTCAAATTCAAATTTGAGGTCATTGGCTGATGTTGAGGACGGCTGATTGACAACCTCACTCCACAACTCTATATTGGTGGTCGGGTCGATGATACTCAGTGAGCGGATTGTTCCCAGTACCTCATCTTCGCCGTCATAACTTACGCTCTTGATGGCGGCCGACAAAACGATTTTACCACCATACGCGCCCCATACGGCAGAGTCGCAGTAGATGGTGAGTGTGCTTCCGCTCTGACCGCCACCGCCGTTGCTCTTGGGTATCTTCACGGAATCGCCGAGAGGTTCGCCTGCTTTGGTTACGGCTTGTATGATATAATCCGATGGGGCGGGTTCTATCTGCAAGCCTCCGAATGAGCGTTGTTCCATATCGTACGCGCCGCCGGTTGACAATGCTTTAGTGCCGTTTACCTCCGGCTCGTTGCCAAGTTTAAAAGTAGAGCCACCGCCACCGCCGAAGTCTGGCCATAGGTCATCGCCGTTTGTCGCGGATATATCCTGCACCTGCCCACGGAACTGCTTTGTCTCCCATGCATGGGGCGTTTTGGAAGAATCCCTGCGGTAGGTTATGACAAGTCCGGATTTGAGATAGTTTACCCCGGTGGTGTCGCGCAGGTCAATGAGTGCCTGTATGGCAAGCGACATGGTGTAGTCTTTATCTTCGCACACCTCATTGACATTCACGATGGCTTCTGCGCCTGCGCTCATGCCTGCGAGATCGAGCCAGTTTTCACTGCTCAAAACATCTTCCTTTTCAAGTGTCGCGCCGACATACTGGTATATCTTCCACGCACCGTGAGCAACGGCAAAGGTAATCTGCAAGCCGAAAACTGCCTTTCCCTGCTCATAGACTATCGCTGGAGCATAATACTTGGTGTCGGTCGGGTCGTTCAATTGATAGAACAACTTGTCGGGGTCGCTTGTGGGTATTTCCGATGTGAGGTTGAACGTATTGCCGACTGAAGCCCCTCCGACCATTGTCAGTTTATCGTTGATAATGCGGTATAGTCCGTCTGCCATTCGATAGATATAGCCGGAATTATACGTCATATCGGAGTTATACTCTTCTTCGGGGAGGTCATAGAAGTGGGTGTTGCCAAAGCTGCGGAAATACCAACCGCCTTCTTCATTCGGACAAAGCCATACACCACTTTTAGGTGTGGTGCCGGTTCCATCCCATTGGCCGTCACAAGGTAGAATCCCTAAGTTGCGCAATCGGTTGGCTGTGTCATACAGTCGGTTATCCGTGTTTTTTAGATTTTCCTGCAACTGAGCTCCTTCATCGCCGGGGAAAGCCGTGTTTGCAGTACGACCCAGTGCAAGGTCATTACCAATGATGACAAGTTGTGTGCCACTCCACCGAAAGGTTTTATTATCCGAGGTCGAAATATAAACCTTACCTCCTTCGGGGATTCTACCTTTTGCGTCATCTTCACCAAAGGAGCCACCGTCAAGCCAGTTGTTGTAGTAGGTGAATTTTGATGTGATGAGTGAGGCTGTTCCGTCCGTAAGTTCCCAGTAATCCACAACGTTCAATAGAGGCAACGCCTCAACGCTCTCTGCGGTGGCAGGAGTGTTGAGTGCCTTTATCGGGCGCAATATCTGCTCTCCCCATTGTATGCGCTGTTCATCGGATACGGCAAGATTTGATACGGCAAGAACGAATCTGTTGTGGTCACTGTCATAGACCACCATACAGCCTGCGTCAGTTGATTTTTTGTTAGCAGACTGTGCAAGTGGTGTTATGTCCGATACTATGGCATTGAACTCTACGACATCATCAACGAAGCCAGGGAGTTGGATTGACGGCACTTTGCCGTTACTGTCAAGTGAGGCCAGGCCATTAGCCTTGCCCCTGCTGTTATTGATTGCCTGAATGCTTGTTTCGGCATTCGTCATACGAGTTTTCAAGCCGGACACATCGGACGTGAGCGTATTTACCGAACTGCCAATAGTGTTTATTTGCGTGCGGATTTGGTCGATGCTCCGCTTGTTCGCACTTACCTCGGTAGCCAGTGCTTTCAATTCAGCGTCAAGTGCCGCAACGGCTTCATTGTATTGTTGGCTGTCAATGGTCGGGTTGCCTGCGCTTTCCCCGGTTGCCACCCACGCACCGCCGTCAGCGATGTACAAGGGGGCCGGGAGAGTGTTGCCGATTAATGCCCACCAACCATCATGCGGTAGCGGATATGCCTCACGGAGTTTTGTCACGTCAAGGAAGATTCCCTTGTTGGGGCCTTTGATGTTTCGTGCATCAAGCCAACCCTCAATTTTGAGATTCTTCTTAACGGTCGCATTTCCCTGTATGGTCGCATTTCCGCCTGCGGTGACGTGTCTGCCAATCGCAACGTCACCCTCAATTTCGGTTGTCTTTATCTGACTCATACTAAAAGTTGTTTGCTAAGGTCTGACATCATTGAGGATAGGTCGCCTTGACCGATAGTGGCAAGCACAAGCGAGGCGGCTTGATAGACCACGGACATATAGCAACGCTCCGGGATTTCAATACCGCCATCACAATCTACCCTCGGCAGGGGGATATAGACGGCTTGCTCTACTGTTGCGGTCGCGTCCTTGCAGGAGAATAGCTCCAGCGCACGACCCTCGGCACGGCTGACAATTGCCACTACTGGTTTCTGCGGATTGCCTCGCAGTCCTTTGTAGCGTGAGAATTGCAGTTGATACTGAGGGTCGGCTGCTGTGATTGGCTCATACACAGGTCGCTCCCAATCGCTCATTTTGAAGATTAAGAGGCGCATGAAATCTTCGGGCAGGAGTGTCCAACCCGAACATTTGCTACGCCAAAAGATTGCATCGCCGAATGGCTGACCGCCGTCAAGCAGGTGCGTGGGTGCTTCGGTCACCACACGGCGCACTGCTTCGACAATCTTGGAGCGGACAATGTCGTTCAACGATAGGGTGTCAATATCCTCATCGGCTATCAGTTGTTCGCTCGTTTTGTTCTCATCTATGGCGATACGCACGTCACGCGCTATATGCAGGATTTTGTACACCATATCGCCGGACGATTACACGAAGATGATGTCAACGCCGCGTGTCTTGCCTGCGGCTACGATATCCTCGCGGTTGCGGAGTTTGGAACGTACAAATCCGAAAGTCTGCTCAAGATAGTCCTTTGCATCATCGTTGCAGGAAAACTCTACCTGCGTATTTGCAGGAGCGGTTTCATTGTCCTCAGCCTCGGCTTCATTGTCGGCCTGCGCCTCGGTGGCGTTCTCGTCCTCTTTAACTGGAGCGACCACGCTATCGGTAGAGATAGGAGCAGGGGCAGGAATGGGAAGCGCAACTTTTGGAACGTTGCACTCGATTTCTACAACACCATTAAGTTTTACACATCTAACGACTTTTATTTTGCCGTTATGAAACTCAGGACTATTCTCAATAGCAAACTGAATAACGGGGTTCTCAGTAGTGAATGTGGCAGGTGTTACACCTTGTGTAGTTATGCTGCCTCCTGTGAATGCAACTTTAACAGTGGCTTTACCCATACGCAGACGTGCGTGCCACTCTATGAGATTGTAAACGCCGTAGGTTGTTTTAGTCTTTTTCGTATTCATAATTGAGAGTTATTAGAAAGAGGGAAGTGGATGTGCGGGCTGCACTCCGCTTCCCTCCGTTTTAGGAATTTCGGTTGTGTAGTATTTTAGTTAGCTAAAATTTCACCCGTGTACTCTTTCCACGACTTTGAAGTGCTGTCATATTGCCACATTGTGCCACTGACAGCTTTGGCATTAATCCCTGGACAATCGCTGACGAGTACATAGACCTTACCCTCAATCGGGCTTTCAGGTGCCTCCTCACTGCCCCAAAGAGCATAAGTTGTTGCGCCTTCTGCCGAGCACTCACCCTCGCCGTCAATCCAGATATGACAAGAGCCTTTGAGAGCAAGAGCATCCCATACGATTGTATGCTCACGGCTTGCCTCATGTCCGTCCACTCGTTCACTGTCTTTGTGCTCAGAAGAGTAAACGTAATGAACAAGGCGATCATAAGCAATGACAGCAGCACTGTTGCTCCAGCCGAGGTAGTCAAGAGTCGGCTCACGTTTGAACTCGAACTCGCCGAATACGGTATGAATGGCTGTTACCTGCCAACCGAGTTTGTTAGTCTTTACCGAAATCTGTACTTCGGGGTGTTTTGAAAAGTCGATGCACTGAACGCTCTCAAGGAAGTTTTTACCACAGAGCATCACCACAGACTTTGGCACATCTTCTCCGGTAAAAATCATCTTGGCAACGCTGATGAACTCCTCAAACGTCCACTTGCCTTTGTGGTCAAGGTGACGTTTAATCTGCCAGCGGACCCCCTCGGTTGTATAGACTGTCTGCTGGCCAAGCTCGGTATCAACCGTGAACTTGCTTGCGCGACTGGCCCATAGGGTGCGGTTACCCTTTGTTTTGAAGTTGCGAATCTGAGCCTCTGCGATGAGAGCCTTACTGAACGGAATACGTTTGGCAACACTCTCAAAGTAGTCCGATGTGATGCTGTTCATTCCACGCTTCTGAGCATAAATAAGCGATGGAGAAGGCACAACGAAATCGGGAAGAACTTCTTTCTGAGTCTCGAACATAGCGTTAGCGAGAATAACAAGCGTTGTACCTGCCGGAATTTCGGGAACAAGACAAGAATCATCGGTTGCCTCGTTCTTGGGACCGTTGACGGCGATAGCGATAGGATTACCTGAAACCTTGTCGCGGTCGGTTATGAAAAGCATGAGGTCTTTGCCCAGAGTCTTGGTTTTGCCGTCCGAAGCATAACCGTCAACTCCTTTGACGAGAATTGTGCCATAAGGCTGAAGTAACTTCTTGTCTGCATTGTCAAGAGGGAGAACAGCAACATTTCCTGTTCCATCACCAACGGCTGCGTTGGTAACTACGCTCGGACGCGCTTGGTCAATTGCGAAATGTTGAATTTCGGGTGAATTGACCGGAACTTTCTTAGCATTGAGCATAAGCTGCATGAGAGGCGTATCATCGCTTTCAAACTTGAAAAGTTCTTTGTCAATGTCAACTTCTATAAAATTGCCTGCTCCGACACCGCCAGTAGCGGTCGCGGCCGCGCTGACGGTCGTTGCCTCGCCTGCAACCTGCGTAGGTAAGCCGGCGTGGCCGGGGGAAGTGGTGGCAGGCGTTCCGCCTGTTACCACAGCATTCTGAGTGCTGATTTCTTCTGCCATGTCTTTTGAAATTAAATGATTATTTATTTGATGTGGATATTATGTTACCTGCTTTTAGCCCGCCAGTAGCATTGGATACTGCACTGACAGTTGTCACCATACCCATGCACTGGCTTTCAAGTCCGACACTACCTTTTGATGGTTTTTCGGGCTTAGTTTTCACTACTCGTACTCGTTGATGCATTTTACTGAGCCTCTGCTGCGAGGTCGAATATTGATTGATTCTTTTGAGGTGAACTTGAATGCCCCTGTCCATTCTTGCCTCCGAGGGGTGCTGTGCCATCGCCTTTATTGCTCTTTCGCAGTTTCTCAGTTATCTTGGCGTTGCGTCCTGCGACTTCGCCCTCTTCCCCGGCGGCCGCCACATCAGCGTCATAATTGAGTGCTTTGCATGCCATATCAAGAGTCTCGTTGCTGAACTTGCCCATAACACCGTCACGGACTACGCCTAGCAGGAATTCCACTACTTGGTCAATCTGCTCATCGGTCATGCCGCGCTCTGACTGGAACTGACGGAGAGTTTCAAGAGTATTGTCCATGTTCTTCTCATACTCTTCATCAAGTTTCTTGGAGTTGGCTACGCGCTCGACATAATCCTTGTTAGCCTCAGCTATCTTGTCCTGCATTTCGGGGTCGTCAAGAACATCCTTAATTTCCACTCCGAAGTTGCGGACAAGTCCAAGGACGGGGTCGTTGCCGTTATGCATATCGGTAAGGAACTGCGCACTGCGGGGGTCAGCTGCGAACATATCCGACAGGGATTTCTCCCTGCCTCGTAATCCCTCTAACTCTGCCTCGTAAGTATCGTAATCATCGGAAATCTGCCCGTAGATTTCCTCATCATCCTCGAATTTCTTGTCGGGGTATTTATTGCGCAGGCGGTCAAGATGTTGGTCACGTCTGCTCTTAACTTCGTTATTATCAGCCATTATTTTGAAAATCTTATGGTTGTGTCAATATCATGCGCAAAAGTAAGGCTATATATTAGGGCGAGACTTTTAAGTTTTGTGACATGAATTGGATAACTTTGTATGGAGAATTAACAATCAACATAGCAATTGAATAAATGGCTAAACATTTCGGTTCTATAATGGATTTTACACGCCAGCGCAACGATGATCTCATGTGTGCATATCGTGAGCAACTTGCATTGGCTAAATACATTGTTATGCCCGAAATATTTGAGAAAGTGGCCGAATCTCCTGCAAGACGCTTTTGGGTATCCGAGGAACGGGCCGCTGTTGAGGTCGCGCGTATGTTGGTTGGAAAGCCTTTTTCGCGTATGCGCCATAACAAACGCGAGATGTTTGAAGAGATATTCCGCAGATATATTGCTCTCCGCGATTTGTATCCCGATAAATCGTTATTTGAATTGGTCTCAATTATTGTTCATCAACCTGCACCGAAGTTCTATCTTACGTCTCGCACTGTTGGAGAGTTTATCTATCGCATTAAGAATGGTTGGTATGACAAGCAGTTTGACCGATATAGACAAGATACTGACGGAAAATGACCGCAGGAATGAGGCAATGTATGCGCCGTTCAACCCGATAACTGGGGAAGGGTCTATTGGAGAGAGGGTGCAGGTATATATCTCCGATTTCGCTATACCTGTTCAGTGGTTGCCTGCCGAGATGATGGCAATCCCTTTTGTCGGCAAACTTGTCAAGGCAGGCTCTATTGATAAATTCCTTTCCAATGTCATGCACGTTGAGCCTAACGACATCGACCATGACAAGGTTGCAGAAAAATTTATCCGCTTACGCTATCGTCATGACTTCCCGTTTTGGGCAGCTACACTTGTGTGGATACACAACAAGGACGCAGGCGCGGACGTGCTTTTTCGCCTGCGCTATCCGCAACGCATACTGGTATCGCGCTTTGAAGAGAAGCGCAAAGCGGGTCTGCCTATACGCCTTATCCTGCTGAAAGCACGTCAATGGGGCGGTTCCACTACGACCCAGTTGTATATGGCTTGGTTGCAGTTCTTTCACAAACGTGGGCTTAATTCTCTTATCATTGCTCATCAAGGAACTGCTTCCGATGAAATCAAGGATATGTTCGACACAATGATTAAGGAATATCCTATTGAATTGCTCTATGACATGGGAGAAACCTACAATGAGAATGAGCCTAAAATGGTCGGGGTCGGTAAATCCGGCTCCACATCGCGCGTGCCTCAGCGCAACTGCAAGATTAAAATTGGTACAGCAGAGCGTCCTGACGGTTGTCGTGGCGGTGCATATTCTCTCGTACACCTCTCTGAGGTCGGTATATGGAAAAAGACTGACGGCAGGTCACCAGAAGATATTGTACGCTCTGCGTGTTCGGGTATTCTTCTGCGTCCGTTTACTATGATTGTAATGGAGTCAACAGCAAACGGAACCGGAAATTTCTTCCACACCGAGTATTCTGCGGCCGCCGACCCCGATATCCCCTCTCAGTTTGAGGCATTGTTCATAGCGTGGTTTCAGATCGAGCAATATTCCATGCCGTTTGATAACGGCGAGTCTCTGCGCGATTTTGCTCGGTGGCTCTATGAAAATCGGGAGAATGATAACGTCCTTTCAACGCGTGAGGAATGCGGTAAGTATCTTTGGTGGCTATGGGAAAAAGGTGCGTCACTGGAATCAATCAACTGGTATATTAAGGAGCGAAGCGGTAAGAATGCTCACAGTATTATGGCTTCCGAGTTCCCCTCTGATGATGTTGAGGCATTCGTTCACTCCGGCACAATGGTGTTCGACAAGTATCAAGTTGAGGAGTTTGAAAAGGCTTGCCGTCCCCCCCGATACATCGGCGATGTTTATGCCAATTGCGATGAGGGCGAAACGGCTCTTGAAAACCTACGCTTCCATGAGGACAGACAGGGGCAGTTATGGATTTGGGCGAAACCTGAAATAGATGATGAGGTAGAAATTACCGACCGCTATCTAACGATTGTTGACATTGGCGGCCGTTCCGCTAAAGCCGACTGGTCGGTTATCCTTGTTATTGACCGCTTGAATATGATTGAGGGCGGTCGCCCGGCTGTGGTAGCCCAATGGTATGGACATTGCGATATTGACCGCCTTGCGTGGAAAGCTGTGCAAGTGGCAGCCTATTACAATAATTCCCTGCTTGTCATTGAGAGCAATACCCTGGAAACTCATGACCGTGAAAGGCAAGTTGAGGGTGGCGACCAGTCGCAATATATTCTCAATCAGATTTCAACTATATATCCCAACCTATACGCTCGCCGTCAGTCTGAAGATGAGATTCGACAGGGTATTCCGCGCAAGTATGGTTTCCACACCAACATTGCAACAAAGCCGATGATTATCTCAACACTTGTCAAGGTCATACGCGAACATCTATACACCGAGCGCGATAAGCGTTGTCTTGATGAATACCTTGTCTATGAGCGCAAGCCTAACGGTTCGTATGGCGCGATTGTCGGCAAGCATGATGACTTGCTGATGACACGCGCTATCGGTATGCACATCTGCTTCTACGAAATGGAGATTCCACGAATTATCCCCAAACAGCAGAGACCGGCGAGAAAAAGGGAAGGCCCCGTTTCCGAGGCCGTTTTCTGAGTAGTATATTTATGCAGCCTGCAACATTCGCTGTGCCTGTTGTGCAGCCTGCATATTTGCTCCCTGCTGTACTTGTTGTGCAAGTTCTGGTGATAGACCATCCGGCATCTGACCTTTTTCCAGTTGTTCGCGCTGGCTCTTGATACTTTGTAGGAGTTTGTCGGCAAATGGGAAGTCGCCGTGTTCAAGCAATTGCTCCACTGATATTGCCTGCACCTCAAACAACTTCATCAGAATATCGTTCGCAATCGCACGGTACGCCGGGGTTGATGTGCTTTCAACGATTGACAAGTCAAATTCAACGTCTCGGATTTTGCGTGGGTCGTATTCAACGATTGCCGAGTTCTTGCCTGCGATGTTGAATACTCTCGGTGTATCATAGAACTGCTGAATGTTCTTGACATCCTTTGTCGCTCCATCTTTGATGAACGATGAGAAAGTATCAAGCAGATCAAGCAGCGAAGTGGTCGCATTCTGCGCTTGCTGATTGTAGAGGCTTGCCGACATACCCGAATAACCAGGCTTGCCCTGCAATGCTCCGTTTACACCCGATATGTCCTCAAAAAATTTCAACTGCATATTCAGCAGTTCGGTAATGCCAATCTGCGTGCAGTTGTTGGCAACCTGCTGTGGCAGCACTGAACCTGTCTTTGGTTGCTTTATCATTATCACGCCGTTAAAACGCGCCCACTCATCAGCGATGTCTTCTATTGACATTCCTTTTGGCAGGCACTCTTCTGGGAATAGAAGCACACCCTTTGCACTTGCACGCATAATCCAGTCGTACATCGTTATGAGGCGGTTGGTATACCGCTGTTGGTCAATCACGTTGCTAACGAATGAATGTATCTCGCCGTCAATAAACGGATATGCCTTGAACACATAGGGGTGGCTTTTGTGTTCGTATGGCGTCTCGCCCTCATCAAGTATGTCACCGAACGGCGTAAGGAAATAATAATACCAATATGAGTCCATGAACCACTCATACTTAACCAGCGGTATATCTTCCTGAGCCATGCCCAGTTCCACGCCCTCGCGTAGGCGTTCCCTGTTGACTCTGCCGACAAATTCCTCATAATCCTCAAGGTCAATCTTGAATACATCGCCGTTGTTGACATCATGACAGCGGTAGCGAGGCTTGCTCTCTTTGCGCCATACTTCTATGACACGACATCGTGTGAGGTCACGGGGTACAAGGAAATCGTAATATCCCTGCAACGGATAACCGAAATAGTCATAGGTCGCACCTACAACAACCTTGTCGCGTGCATGGGCGTATATCTCGGAAAGCCTTGAATAGTCTGCCTCGTTATGGGCGAAGCGTCCGCACAATTCCTCAAATGATATATCATGGACTTCGCCTAGGCAGGACACATCCCACCCTCGGAAGTCTCGCATATTATTGTCTATAAAGAAATTGTTCGGCTGAACATAGTCCGTCCAACAATCCAGTTTATTCTCACGCCAGCCATACCACTTGCGCTGTACAACAAAGCCGGAGATAAGGAACTCTTCCATGCACCGGGCATTAATCTCGGTCATGCGGTTGAGCTGCATATTGCACTGCAGGACGGTCGACATGGTTTCGCCGTATTTCTGCTCATCGCGATCCCGGGCAGTACAGGTCGGTTCTTTGGACTGACTGCGGTACACGCCGAGGACAGCCTGCACCATACGCCGGATAAGGTTGTTCTTGAGCGCGACATTGCCCTGCGACTTGATGTAGTCTTCTTCCTTGACCATCTTGCCGTCAACACAGATATAGTCATCCCACTGCCTGCCATAGGTGTAGTTCTTGTTACGCTCTCGGTCTTGACGGAATGTCTCCATTGCCAGCCAATACTGTTGCGCCTCCCATAGGACCTCAAAGGCACGGTTGCGCCCCATGCTCTTGGAGCGTGCCACGCTGTCCAGTTCACTCTTGGGCATTACGCGGCTTGCTTTATGTAATTTCTTCTTTGCCATTGTGATTGGTATATAGTGGACGGTGCAAAGATAACTCCATGCATCGTCCACTATCGTTTAACTATTGTTGCGTGTTTATCAACTCTCTTACCATGTCGCTCTTCAATCTGATGATGGCCTGTGCGCAAGAGTCACGTTGAGCAGGAGTAGTGGCATTGAGCCATTCCTTTGTCAGCGCATCAACATCACGCTTATAGCCTTTGATGATTTCGTATCGGTCATATTCAGGTGTTATCTCCAGTTCATTGAGCAATTCATCGTACCGGTCCTCATCGCGGCTCTTGACCTTTCTGATTTCCTTGACGCGGTCTTTGGTCGCCTCAAACTCTTCAAGCCATTGAGCCATGTTCTGACTTGCCTGCTTGTCAGTCTCACGCGTCAACCGTTCTTTTGCAAGAGTGTTGCTTCGGTCGCGGTACTTATCCATGAGTTTCTCACGCTGTTCGTTGCCGTATGCCCACCCGGTGAGGGGCGCACCGCGTCTTACTTTGTATCGGGCATAACGCTCGGCAATCTCTGACGGGGTCATTTGGCTTGCCTCTTCCCCGGAAGCGTCCAACTCATCAAAATAGATTTTGTCAAGTTGGCTCTGCGGACAGTTGAGAACTCTTGCCATGAGCAAGGCGCACTCGCGTGAAGTCTCTGCATCGTCTCCGCAGTAGTCCATGACGGCGACGACGGCATCAGTCAATGACTGGGGATTGACACCGACAGTTGACTGCACAAGAAGATTGATTACATCGTTCATGGCTGACACTTGGTCTTTATCCATCTTCTTTAAGATAGAAAGGACATCGCTTGCCAACGGCATATCTTTCGTGAGATACTGGGGATTGCCTTCTCCGCTCACCCACATATTGCCTGCGGCACTTATGACATCGCCACCGGTCAGACCTTCGATACTGCCGAACATAGAGTGATTCCACACGTCCTGCCACATCTTGTCTTTCTCTTCATCATCTTCACCGAGAATGAGATACGGTAGATATGCACACAAGTTCCATGCGAGTTGCAGGAGATAGCCGAACACACCGACACGAACCAAATCGCGGATAATGCCACGGCGGTATTCCTGCTTGGCGTTGCGGTCTGCCTTGTCGGGGTCAATGCCGTCACGTCTCATCTGCTTCGCCATGAACTCTTCCGAAAGACCCTTGTATCCGGGTGTGAATCGGTGACCGAGATTGCGGATTGAGTCATAGAGTTGGCGGGTGTACGACATAGGGGAGTTGCGGAACACAGAAAACAACACACTCAGCCATGAGCGGTCAACCTGCATGGTGGAGAGGAATGCGCCTTCGCTTGACTGCTGGGTCTGATTGAAGAGGATTGTTGCGTCCTGCTTCGCTCTTGCCTCCGCGACATCATGGTCATAACCCTGACGCTTGTACTTGGCGAGTTTGGTCTGATAGATAGAGTGTGAGCCGATAGCGACTGTCAGTGCATCAACAAAGGCATTAAGCGACATACCGACACGCGAAGCTATTTCAACAATACGGCTACGCCACATCTTCCAGTCCATATCTGATTTAAGAAGTCGTGGGTCGCCTGCCATGCGGCTGCTCCAACGCTTCTCAAACAGCGGCAGGTTCTTCATCGACCATCTCCACGCGCCTATCGGGTTGGCGATGTTGGCGGCCAGATACATGGGGTTGCTGTCCGAGATATAAGCAGGTATTGAAAAGAACTGCTTTAATGCCGTGAACACTCGGAAACTTACCTTGGCGGCTGTTACGCCTTTGGCGATATTGACAGCCGATTTGTCAAGAGCTGCAATCGGTGGTCTGTATGTGCCTGCGGCCATACTGCACACGTTACGGAAATTATTCCACAGCGTCTTGCCACCGCCATACACACTGCTCATATTCATCACTTGGTTGCGGAATCGCTTGTATGAAAGCAGGGTGTTGAGGTCGCGGTTGAACTCAGCGAATGCAGCCCACCGCTCCATCTGCTGAAGGTGGTCAAGGATTACCGAGAAAGCATTGGCACCGGTCACGTCAAGTGCGAGATTGTTGCGCCTGCGCTTGATGATACTGCCGGTTGATGTTGCAGGCAGGGCGGTATCGGTGGTGTCATCTGCCACGTCCACATTCTCCAGTCTTGCATTGGCGAGTATCTTCAAGGGGAAGTAGTTCTCGATAGCGGCCATAGACGCGCCGAACATACGCTTATGAACCTCGTTGTACTCGTTGCGCTTGTCAACAAGAAACTCTTCCTGCATCCAGTCCGCAAGTTGAATGAATTTCGGGTCAAGGAAGTTCTTGATGTCCTCAATATCTTCCTCGGTAATACCCATACGGCGCAGCTTCATACGTCCGTCACTCATCTTGTCAGCCATGTAGATGTAGAGCAGATTGCCCTGCGTCAGTTCGTGGTCTTTCATTTCGCCTCCGTCAAAGAACCTTACCGAGGCTTTCGGGAGTTTGCGGTCAATGCTGAACAGGTCGCCCCATTTCATGTCCTTGCCGTAAATCTCGCTTACCTTTGCGTCAAGCACTTTCAGAGCGTCACGATAGCCAGTGTACTCCTTTTCGGTCGCGCTGACCCAACCGCGCATATAACGGTTCCACAGATAGCCCTCGCCTCGCGTGTTCTTTTTGCCGAACATTCTCAACATCTGATCGAACGTGGCAAGGGGAGCAAGCAGGAAGCGGACACCGCTGTTGTTGGCGAGTTTCTGCGTGCGGTCATCTTTGTGATGTTCATCAGTCGGACGGCCCTCCATGTCGGAGTTGGCGTTGTGGTGGATTTCCTCAACGCGCTGTTTCTCGGCTTCGCGCCATGCCTTGGCACGCTCAACGCTTTCGTTTAACACACCGCCGACCTGCTCGACAAGGGAATGGAATGCTTCGGCACGCTCTATCTTGTTCTGCCGTATAGCGTCCTCGGTTGAGGCTACATACTGACGGTAGGCGTCCTCGGTCATCTGCCCGGCGTCCTTATCTTCCTTTGCCTGCTTGATGGAATCGCGCAGAGCCTTTTCCTCGGCTTTGCTTTCGGTGATGTCTTCAACATACTGGCGTGCTATTTGCAGTCCGGCATACTCTATTGTAGCATCATCGGCGATTGCTTGGTCTGTGCTGCTCATGCGGTTGATGGCTTCGGCAATGCGAATGTCAATGTTATCTTTTGGCAGAGAGGTTGCCTTCCTTACCACCTGCGCAATGCGCTGTCCGTCCGGGTCAAGTTCGCCCTGCACCTCTATACCGCGTGCGTCAACATGACTGCCGCGTATGCTCAACAATCTGCCGAGAGTGTTAGCACCCATGCGTAGCTGATTATCAACCATGATATCCATTACCTTTTGAACATACCGGCTCACATCCTGTTTGCCGACTACATTATTGATTGCGCCAAGTATGCGCTTGGTTTCATATTTGCTCAAATCATCGAGCAGATTAGCGTCCATGAGAATACGGGCGAGGTCTGCAACGCTCTTGACGGTCGTAATGTCATATTCACGCTGACGTGCCATTGCTTGACGCAGATGATTGAGGTTGCCGCCGATTGCACGCATTGCGTCACGTTTAGCCTGCAAGTTGTTGGTGTTGGCCTGCAATGCCTCGGCTTTCATCTTGGTGATGGTTTCTTCCAATCCCAGGCCGGGGTCGCGGAATCGCGTCACATCATCTGCGTCATAGCCGGTCCGTCTGCGCATGACAACGTCCTCGGCATCGGCGAACACGCCGCCTTTGCCCTGTTTATCGCGCATATTCTTCCATGACTTGAAGAGGATATATGAAAGGTCTTTATCGTTGAGGCGTATGCTCTTGGCAATTTTTAAACCGCTCAGGAATTTGTCCAGGAACGATTGAACCTTTGCCTTGATTTTACCCCAGAGCGTCAGTTCGTCACGGCTCATCTTCTCAAAACCCTCGCTGCCGATACGACCGGCGAGATCTGCCATATATTCCTCAGTGGCTTCCTTGCGGAAATCCTTGCGCTTTGCTTCGGCCTCAACTCGCGCCTCTGCCATGTCGGTGTAGTAATTGGCGTTCACATCTTTCCCGGCTCGCTCGTGTGCCTGTGCCTTGCGTACGCGCAAGCGGTCGGCCTCAGCGTTTACCATACCGTCCGTTTTTTTGTCAATGACTTTTCGGATAGGATTGGATGCATGGGAGTACACCTCGGATAGGAACTCATCAAAGCGTCCCTCTCCAATAAGACCGCGCAGCCCCTTGTGTCCTACGACCTCATGGACAAACGTATTGTCAACATCGGCTACGTTCACATTATTGGGAAGCACGATGACAACCTCATTGTCCTTCGCGCTCCACCAACCTTTGGCTCGTCTCTCCCTGCGAGTGGGGAGCGCGTCAACCTCTGCCTGCGTTCTGATGATGCGGACCGGTGTGTGCGATACTGCCGAGAGATTGGCGACACGCGCCTCTTTGGCTTCGGGCGATGATTCGTAAGCGTCCATATACTCGCGTGCCTTTTCAAGCCCTGCATCCCATTCGCCTGCGTTCACTCGATCGCGCAGCTCGTTGAGCATAGGAATATCTGCCTCAGCTACGCTTCCGCTGATGTCTCCGAACTTTGCACCTCTCTTGGCGAGTTCAGCACGGAGCATGGGCGGCACGGCATTGATGGGGAATGTAATCTTTTGGTTGCCCACACGCCCCATGATGAGGTCGGCGACCTCGCTCCACGGAACTATGCGACCCGGCTTGAAGTAGCGAGACAGCATGGTCTGAACCTTTGTATCCTCGCTCAATTGTCCGTTAACGCTACCGCTGTGCCAGTCCATGAGACCCACGGAATCCTTTGCGCCATCTGCATGGTATCCGCTTGTTTCCTCGCTTTCGGGATAGTAGCCCTCTACAACAATCAGTTCGGGGCGGTCATAGGCGGCTGTGAACTGGTCGTTGAGCGGTGAGGTGCGGATATGGAAATAAGGATTGTAGGCAACATCGCCTGTCGTGCGTCCATTGCCCTGCACAAGGTCTGCCTTGCCGTTTTCCTTGCGCATACCCTCTTCGCTCTGCTCCCAACGGCTGAATACCATAGGCGCACGCCACTCGCCGTTCTGCTTGGCTGTCATAGGCGGCAACACGCCCATATTCGCCCACTGCGAATAGCGGTAACCGAGTTTCAACGGCTGTCCGTCAAGGAAGTCAAGCAGACCGCGCTCTTCGATGAGGCGGTACTTGTTGCCGTCTCCGTTGGTCGGGGTATCCTCGCTGTCCTCATCATCTTCGGAGGTAAACGTGATGTCCGTTGCGTCCTCAATGTTGGCATCCATCTCGGCATACTTGGCTTCTTTCTCTCTGAGTTCTTCCTGCATAGCAATAGTGTACTCTTCAAGTTTTTGCTCCAGTTCCTTGATACGCTCGCCGTGTTCAAAGGGCTTGCCCTTATCTTTCAGGAGGGCTGCGAGGTCTGTTTCATTACGTTCTTTAGCGTTGACCCATGCCTCACGATTGGAACGCTCTTCCTTACCACTTGTCACGTTATCAACAAGTTCGTTGATAATTCGCTTCAACGGAATGTCGCCGAAAGAACGCTTGTAATCTATATCATGGGAAACCACATCGTGCTGCACATCAACATCGAACGACAAAGCACCTTGACCTCCATACCCGGCTATCTGACTTACATGAGTAGTCAGTGTGAAATGGACGTTGCCTATGTCAAATGTCAGAGTAGAAGTAATAGGTTCGTCCTGCTGAACACTCTGCTTCTTTGCCGCCATAGCCTTGTTGTGTGCCTCAAAGACTTTCTGCATATCCTCACGAGACTGGAAAGTCTTGCCGTTGATTGTGATTGTCGTGGGATTGTTTTCAAGTAAGGCGAGAATTTCATCACTGCGCATAATGTCATTGCCAAACTTTTCAATCCGTTCACGAAGTCTTGGCTCGGCGCGATGAATATACATCTGATGCTGTCTGTGCTGATCTTGCTTTGCCTGCAACTTGCGCAACTCTTTCTCGGTTTGGTTCTGAAGCATGGCATATTGACTGCCCGACAACTCTGCTGTGATGTTGCCGAACTCATCTCCCTCTTCTTCCAGTATTCGATTTTCAAGGTTGTTGGCAAGCAAATCCTTGGAGTGCATGATAGCGTCTGCAATCGCACCTTTGGTTTTCAGTCGCTGATAGGCGGTCACGTCAAGACTATCCTCAACGCCAAAGCGTATAACCCTTACGGGGATACCCATTTCTTTGTGCATATTGCCTTGACGCAAGAGCCTACCCATTCTCTGCCAGTAGTCCATAGGACGGTTAGGCGCGTCAATGTGCATCAGCGTGTGAAGACGCTCCTGTATGTTCACGCCTACACCAAGACGCTGTGTTGTGCCGAGTATCACGCGGATTTCTCCGGCATTGACCTTTGCAAAGATTTTCTCTTTGGCCTTGTCGGTCATGCCGTCACGCATGATTACAACCTGCTCGGCAGGCACACCCTGCGCAATCAGTTTGGTACGGATGTCATCGAATAGATTGAACTCGACAGCCCCAGTTCCCTTATTCTTGCGCTGATAGTTGTCGGCAAAGATTGCGACAGTGCCATTGTATGCCTTACTGTCCTCTAATGAGCGGAGAGTCTGACGCACGGCTTCATTGGTCTTGCTGTGTGGGTCATCGGGGGCGTTAGCCATGACAAGCCGAGCGTCAATGGCGGCTGCTTTGGCTATGCCATACATGACGAGCGGAATATGACTATTCTCTTTTTTCTCCTGCCCACTCATTTCATCATAGGCTTTGAGTTGCGCTCTCACGAATTTGAGAACGGCTCGCAGTCCATTGGTCTGCGGCAAATAAAGGTCGGTCGGCTGACCTCCTTCCAGTTCGGGGATTTGGCTTTTTACCTCGCCTGCCTCAGCGGTGAGAACAGTGTCGGTTATGCCTGCCCATATTCGTGCGAGTTCGGGCAGGTTTGAGTAGCCTGCGAAACGATTGTTCTCTTTATACGTTCCCTGCGTGGTAAATTCAAGCATCTGTTGGATGCTGCCGAAGTTGCGCACAAAATCATCAAAGTGCCAAATGTTATGGCCCTCCATGACCTCACGCGGGAGCAGGTAACGCATAAACGTCCAAACCTCTGCAGCCGTATTGGAGATAGGAGTACCGGTTGCGAAGATTACATTTCTGCCACCGCTCTTCTCCTGCACCGCCTTTACTTTGAGATACAGACCTTGACACTTTTTTGAATATGACGGGTCTACACCCTTGACACCGCGTTGCATGGCAGTGGCAAATCCGAGGTGCTTGTATTCGTGTGCCTCGTCTACAAGAATAGCGTCCACTCCGAGGTCATCAAAGTTGAGAGTGTCATCGGTAGCGCGGTTAAGCATCTCTTCCGCGCGAGTCTTGGCATTCTCCTTTGCGATTGCGGCTCTCTTGCCGTCTTTCTTCGGCTTTGAGCCGGACGTAACCATTACGCGCTCTGTCACTTCACCCTCGGCTGTCTCGGTGTCGCTGAGTTTGTTCAACTGGTCGCGCAGATTTTCAACGTCCTTTTTAAGAGCTGCAACGGCGCGTCCTGCCTCACGATCTTTTGACATAGCCTCTATAACGTCCATCTTTTCTTGGATGGATTCTTCGATGAATCGGCGTTCACGGTCGGGGTGATCGGGAATGCGCTCCAATACAGACTGGGGAATGACAACCATATCCCAGTCGTTGTAACGTATCTTTGCATAGAAGTCCTTACGTCCTTCTGCATTGCGGTCTTTATCTTCAAGACTGAGAATGCGTGCGTCCGGGTAGAGTGCTTTCGCGCTTGCCACAAACTGACCGAGTGTAGCGTTCTGCACTACAATCATCGGCTTCTTGGCAGTGCCAAGACGGCGCATTTCCATTGCTGTGGTGATGAGGGTAAAAGTTTTACCTGTGCCAACCTCATGAGCAAGCATAAGGCTCTGCATCGTGCCTCTCACAATGGCTTTAGACTGATGTTTGCGCATCTTGATAGGCTTCCCTCCGATAACTCGCGCGGCTCCGTCAAAGTATTCTGGAATATACTCATCGGGGATAGTCATTGGCGCAGAGTTGTTGAAGATGTTGTTGTAGGTCTCTTCAATTTCCTTTGCCAGTTCGGGGGCAGATTCCATGCGAGAGCGCAGCCACGATTTGAAGTCATCGCGGATTTCATCTACTTTGGCGGCGCAGGCAGATGTAGCTTTAGGGTCGGATATCGTGGGGCCGTCTTTCTGCTGTTTTGACACACGGATTGTGCGGTTGGTCATGGCGGCCTCTATCAACTCCGTACCAGTGATAATCTTATCGCAGATTTCACTTCGGATGCCGAATGATTTGTCCTGCTCCCCAGTCCATTTTGGCTTATCCATGGCCCACATACCACCTGCATAGGTAAGTTTCACACTTGCGCCTGTACGTTCTTTGACATACTGCTCAAAGAGTTCAGGGCGCAACCACGAAGAGCCGATACTGAACTCAATGAAATGCGATGGGATGTTGTGAGGCACAACCTTACGCAGGGCGGTGATGTTTGGTGTGTATCTTCCGTCCTCATTGTTGACCTCTGCCTGTTGCATTTTCTCACGCACATTCCCCGACAGGTATTCGTGCGCGGCTTCCATTGAATGTGTGAGTGGGTTCTCATAACCAAGTCCGGCTTCAATTACCTCACGGCGAACATCTGCTTCACTCATGCCGAGTTGATCTGCGATATATCGGGTGTCAAGTGAGCCAGTCTGACGGATACTGAGCGTTACTCCGTCACGGACATTTGTAGCCTTGGGCTGTTCGGGGCGAACAACGACACGGCGGCTGAATATATCAGCCTTACCAAACACTTTTTTGTGTTCAAGACCTTCCTCGCGATATGTCTCAAGGGCAATTACGGAGGGATAGTCAACATCATTCTTCAGCCATGCCAGGCCGTTATTGCCGTGCAGGTGTCCGTATGTCGCCACAAAGGAATCAAAGGCGCGGTTCAACGCTTTGAGTTTCGGCTGTAACCCCTCATCGGAATCTGATGTCTTTTGGTATTCGAGCAAGTCATTGAGGGCCTTCTTGATGGCATTGTAATCTTGTACCACCTGTACGCGACTACGACCCTTAACCTTGTTCTTGTTGAACTGTGCAATACGTTCATCTGCACTTTTAGGATTCTTATTGTCAAGTTTGGACATGAGTGGACGAGCCGTTCCGTCATAGTTGACGCAGATACGACCCTGCGAATCTACAACAACAGTTCCAGTCTTTACCTCATTGCCAACCTTGTCATAGGTGGGAACATACTCATCGCGGTGGTTCATTACCGTGGGAGCAGGCTCTTCCGAGGTGTCAGCCAACTTCTGCTTCATATCCTCAACCCACTGGCTCAATAGTTGCGACTGGTCTTTCTCCTTAATCGGATACAAACCTTTGCTTTCGGGTCTGAAACTGGTGTCGCCTTTTTCAAAACCGAAATGCATTTCGCCTGCCATGTATTCGGGATGCTCAACATAGTAGCGATTGTATGACATGGAAAGCGTTTTGATGATTGGCACTTCGCCAACATTCTTGACTTTCTTTTTCTCGCCGGTGTCATACTCGGCTGTTCGCACTCCTGTCGTGAGTGAGCAATCTATGGCGTTGGGTGACTTAACGCCGTTCACACGCTTGCGCACAACAATGATGTCGGATGTGGCATTAGTGCCTCCGAATGTCTCATTGTGCATACGGAACATACCAACAATGTCTGCGTTCTCACGGTTGCTAAGCCATTTATGCAAACGGCCTGTGCCGTCCATCGAGCCTGCTGTGGTGATGAACACGCCAACACCGCCGTCACGCAGTTTGCGCACGTTCTTGGCAATACAAAAATCGTGGATAGAGGTCTTGAACTCTTTTGAGATGTCGCCGTCACCGCTTGTGTCTGCGACTTTCAAGCCGGGAACAAACGGAACATTGGTTATGACAAGGTCGTATGTGCCAGTCTCTATCTTGACTTTCTCAAAGCCGTCAATATCAACAACGGCATCGGGATAAAGCAGACTGAGCATTTTGCCTGTTGTCGGGTCTTTTTCAACGGCGCGGATATAACTACGTTCACTAAGGTCTTGTGGCATTAGACCGAGGACATTGCCGATACCTGCTGAACCTTCAAGGACGCGACCACCCTTGAATCCCATTGCACGCGCAATATCCCACATTGCATCTACAATGTAAGCTGGGGTAAAATATGCCGAGTTGCGCGACATTTCCGCGCCCTCATCATATAATTTATCGCCGAGAAGCTGCCTGAGCTGTCGGCTTGTATCCCAGTCGCTGAAAGCCTTGCCAAGGCCGCCCCAACCGCTGAATGCACGAAGTTTCTTCATGTCGGCGGCTGTTGGTGCTTCACCGCTCGCTTCAAGTTTCTTCATCGTCTCGATGGCGACGATGTTGGCTTTGATGCGTGCGCTCTCGCTCTTGGGCGCGACTTCGGTGCCGCGCTCTACATGGTTGTTGTGAACGTTCTTACGTTCCTTTTCGGGCAGACGTTCTAAGGCTGGCTGCGTAGCCACGTCATGTAATCCTCTGCTTCCTGCTCGGTCAGCATCAGAATCCATGCCAGTGCTTCCACTGCCTGCTTCTCCGGCAGGTCTTTCAGTTTCACGCCGGGGTTCATCTCCTCCCACCTGCGTATCCTGCTTGAATTGCTGTCGTTGTCCCCCGGCTTCTCCGGGGCGAGTTCCCATTTCAGTTTCTTCATGATTGCTTAAGTTTTGAGTGTTATCGAATAGGCCGCCGAACAAATCTCCGACAGGTTGTTCCGGCTTCAAAGTTACGTCTTTTTTGCGAGAACTTCGCTTCTTCTCTTGTGTGGCTCTTGCCACACGCTGTGCCTCGCCGAAGATTCCATCGGCAGGCTTGACGCGGCTCCAGTCTCCCTTTTCTGACATGACACCCTTGACAGCCTCAAAGATAGGCCTTCCGTCAGTGTCAAAATCTTCTATCTTGACTTTCTCCCAATTGCCGTTGCCGTAACGGTCCCACATGACCTCATCGCCGACCTTGTAGCCGTTGTGGGTTTCTTCGGATTTGGCAGGGGTCGAGGGTTTGTCCTCGACTGTCGGTGCGCCTGCATGGGCAATTTCCTCCGGGGAGATTTTGATTGTACCCGGCTCTCCTTTCACTCCTACGATGTAGTCAGTCAGTCGGGGGGGCTCTCCGATGTTTTGCACATGGTTGGCTGCTATGACAACCGCCTCGCGTCCGTCTTTCAAAGTGACTGTGCCGTGGTAGGCTTCCGCCTGCGGCTCTTCGGCAGGCGTTGAGGACGGCAGATAGTCGCGTGTAATCTCTTTGACCCTGCGCAGGAAATCGGCATAGGTCGATTCAACTGGGGCATACATATTGTGGCCCCAACGTTCCATACCGCTTCCATTCGGATTTTCCACCCGATATAGTATCCGCTCAACGGCAAGATTGTCACCTTGCCTGCGTGAGCCTCTTTCTGCAACTGGGTCAAGACCGATATAGATGGCGAGTATTCTTCCCTCGTTTAGAGGGAGATTTATAATTACGTCACCACCTGCCGGGGCGATGTTCGCTCTTACTGCTGTGCTTTTCTTGACGCTCTTGCGGCCGAGCGGTGTAGTCGCACTCGTTACTTTAATGTCAATGCCGAGGTCGTTTACCAACTGCTTTGCAAGTTTGGCTGCATCTGCCACAGCTTTTTTCTCTGCTGTAAGCATATAGCCGTAACTCTCATGGAACTTTGAATCGTCCTCAACGGCTTCATAGTAGCCGAGGACGGCCAGTTGGTCGTTGACCTCGTCAAGGGTTTGGTCGATCAGTTCTGAGGCTCGGTTGAGTTCGCCTGCGTCTGCTGAAGTTTCTGCGATACTTTCTGCTTCGCTTGCAACAGCCTCTGCTTTTTCTGCAAGAGCTGCTGTATCTGCTTCTCTCTGCTTGTCATTTTCTCTGCGGTTTTTGTTTCGTGTTTCAATAAGTTCTTTCTGCGCCTGCGCCGATGCGGTTGAGGCTTTACGCTCTTCAACTATCATGGCAGCCTGCGCAATAGGGTCAGCCTGCTTCTTGTCGAAGTTCTGCACGTCAAAGACGGCAACCTGCTCCGTAGGAGTAAAGTCATATTTCTCATAGCCGGGTGTCCAGCGTGCGCCCTCGTAAAATGATTTGAGCCACGGACGTATCTTGTCGCCCAACAATCCAACCATCTTGGTAGCATAGTCGGGGAAAGAGGTTGTGCCACGCTCTACAAGACCCATAGCAAGACGTATGCCTGCCGACTGGATACGCTGACGCTCCTGCGGTGTGAGTTCGCCGGGGTCACGGAATTTGATATCAGCGTCTCCCTCGTCCTCTCCGATGCCGAGCAACTCGCGCAGCTCATTAGCCAACCACTGCATTTCATCATCGGAGATTTCGTGCTGTGCTTCCTGCTCTGCCTTGACTGGCTCGGCATGGTCGCTCAACTTGGTTTCGCCTTTGGTCGACAGGTCGGTCATCACATCTTCAAGGCTTACGCGGTTGATAGGTGATTTCTTAGGCTTGGGATTGCGTGTGCGGCTCGCACCGACAGCCTCACGGAGTTCCTCGGCAGTCATAGGTTGTACGTCTGCAACCGCTTCCTCGTTGCCAAGCATTTCACCGAGTTGACGTGCAGCTTCTTCACTGCGCATCATATAACCGCCCTGCTTGCGGTCATACCAACCGCGTGAGGTTTTCTTACCTTCTGCGAGTGGCTCACGCACAAAGGTGTCAAGAGCCGCCTTTTCCTCGGCGGTCAGTTCGCGGTTGAACTTGACAAGGTGAACATCGCTCGTCTTGCCTTTCTTGTTGGTGTAGGTTGTGGGCGTAATGGTGTACGGTTCAGAACTTTCCGCGCTCTCCGCTTGTTTATCTGCTGACAAAGTATTATCTTTGCGGTCAGAAGATATAACATTGTCGGACGTAGGAACAAGGTCCGGTCCCTCCGATTCACTCGGAGCCTCGGTTAAGCGCATTTCAGAACTGGGAGACAATTTTTCATCAAGGTGCAGGACAATATCGTTCTGCATCTTGTT